TGGCGGGAATTCCCCGCCGTTAGATTGTCCTGATAAGCTGGTTAATGTTAATGATTTCAAGAAGCTATCCCGACTTGCTCTCGCTGTAAAATCCACATAATCGCTTAATCTGGACGTGTCAGAATTAATAGTAAGCGGAACCTCCGTTACCACTTCAAATGTCGGATTCAGATTGAATACAGGAGATAAATTATAAGCCGGAGTTGTCATTGCAAGATTATTTAAAGCACCCTGTTTGAGATTGGTTATCGGTGCTTCGCTGACTGACATTTTTACATCTGACACAGAAGATTTATCATCGAAAAGCAATCCCTTAATCGTGTTAAAGAGAGAATGACTATTATCAGGTGTAGTTGTTGCAGTGCCAGCGCCTTTATATTGGTCAGGAACGAGATTAGAAAGATTCTGTTTCATTCCTTCATTGCTTAATGGCGGTGCATCACCTAAATTTTTCTGAATAGCCTCTGTCTTATCATCATTACGATTAAACCAGTTTACAATCTTCATAATAGCTTCAAAGAGACTTCCTGTAGCTTCTCCCAGCTTCGTAAAATACGGAGTGAGATTAGAAAGGTTTTTCAAAAACTCTTCCGTTACTTTTGGATCGAGAGATTTCATAAACCCGTCTACAAATGCTACTTGTCTTGCATCAGAAAGCTGCGAAAGCTGTCTGTTTAGTTCTCTGAATTTAACGATAGAGTCTTGCTGTGTTTCTGTTAGCCATTTTCCAGAGGCTTTTTGCTGATTAATACTTTCTTGTACATCTTTAACGGAACGTTGCCAATATTTTGACGTAAGCATCAAATCATCGCCCAGGTCTTCTAAACGTTGTCCAATTTGAGAATCTGAAAACCCTTTTTTCATCATTCCATTAACAGCCTTAGAAATTAATCCGGCTGGATTATCAGCAAATTTTTTAAGGTCGCTTTTGTTAATAACACCGATGTTTAGAAGTTCATTAATACCGTTATCACCGCCTTTCCATATGCCTTTCCCTGTTTTCTTATCAACTACATATTCAGCCTCGTCATAAGATTTGGTAGCACGTTCCCTAACATCTTTCATCTGATCCAGGTATTTTCTAGCCCCTTGATCACCCATCATAGAGTCAACGCCGTTTTTATACGCCCATTCTGTAATGTTATACATCTGGTTAACGTCTACACCGCCAAGCCTTGCACGTTGGATTAATTCTCCTTGTGTCTCTGCGTTAGCGAAACTTTTACTAACAAACTCGGCGGTTTTACTTACAGCCATCACGCCAGCAGCCGCCGTAGCGCCTCCAAATAACAGAGCGCCCATAGTGGCGGAATTCCCTGATCCTCCCTTAACGGGGGCTAATTGAGCTTTTCTGTTGCCATTAATCTTACGTTGTTGCTGTTGTAAGCGTTTCATCTGGCTATTCATACGTGCAAGCGAGATAGCCCCTTGCTCATATTGTTTTGCTATCTCTCTAGCCTGTGCAATAGCTTTGTATTGTTCAGCTACAGAAAGACGGTGCATTGCACTAATGCTTGATCCAACGTCTAAAAGCTTTAGTTCAGCTTTCTCCTTACGTGCTGCTATTTGTTGCTGTTGCCTTGCCTGTGCTCTTGCTGCGGCAGCTTGTGCTCTTTGATTCTGTTTTTCGTTTTTCGCTTTCTGTTGAGCAATCTTATCTACTTCACTTTGTGCTTTCTTATAGCCTTTAGTGACAGTATCAAATCTTAATTTAGCAGGCTTGATATTTTCTGCGAATTCCTTTAAGCCTGTAATAGAGTCTTTCGCTTTTTTCAAGCTGTCTTTATCTACACTAAATGTAACTGTGTTCTTAATTTTAGAAGTGTTAATTTCTAACATTTAAAATCCCCTTATTAATCATTTTTACCACCTTCTTTACTTAAGAAATGGTGTAGAGCCTGATCAATACTCTCGTTTAGTCTGAACATACGGGCTTTTACTCCTTCATATGGAACATCTAAGAGAGAACATAGATATTTCAGATTTAACAAGCCTCTAGAATCATTAGCATCTAAATGTACGTGGACACCATTTTTTGATTTCAGAATCACTTCCATATTTTAATCACCTCTCAAAATTTAAAAATAAATAAAAAAAAGGCGAAGCGTGAATACACGCCACGCCTCTATTACACGTTAAATATTATTTAACAGTGATTTGAACGGAGAAGCCTACACCGTGGTTTACAACCATCTGGCTATTCTCTGTAACAACGTTAACAGCATCACCACGAGAAGATTCATAGCTGTAGCTGTAAACCTCAGCAGGAGCGGCATTGATCAGTTCAAAGGTGCTGGAAGCCGCCCCATAGATGGCCTGGTAGACGTTAGAGCCTTTAGCGAATTTAGGCACGGCTACAGCGTCAGCGGTCATATGTGCAAGGTGTAGCGGATCTACCAGTTTAATAACATCAATGTTAGTTCCTGGAATAGTGAACGCTGTCACTCCTGGTAGCAGGTCACGACGCTGATACACAACGTTCCCTTCTTCCAGTGGGCTTACATACTGGAATGCGTTTGCCATACCCGCAGAGAATCGAATTGCAGAGAAGGCTTCCGGCTTACAGAAAACAACAATACGCTCTACAGCAGCCGCCTGGCTTTGTGCTTTCTCGATAATGTCAGTAGCAATCTGATCAAATTCTTTAAAAATCTTCGTGGTGTCAGTGCTGGAAGCGTTCACAGTGGCTTTCATAGCTGATACGTTAAACAGCTTGCCCCACTCAATTAACACATCATCAGTTTTAGGCGTGTAAGTTTTACCGCTAAACAGAGATGCAGCCAATACGCTTTCTTTAGTGCGCTGATACGCTACGTGGTGTTTAGCAACATAGTCAGCATAAATATCAGTGAGTGTTTCCTGAAAATCAGTGCCAGGTTTACGTTTGCCTTGAACATCAGAAGGACGGATCACATCTTCACGCAGGAAGTAAGGGATTTCAATCAGCCATTCTTTACCTTGTTCTCGCTTAGTAACATTGTGTTCAGAACTAAAACGGCTTGTCTCTTTGTTAAAGAGAGATTCGTTGCTTTCGACAAGCTGGGAAACAGCTACTTTATGAGAACTAACGCCCACCGGATCAGTGAAGTCGAGAGTAGAAAGCAGATAGTTTCTAGTGCTATGCGCAGAGAACAAAGGAGCTAAATCAACGTAATCATTACCTAGAATCATTTATTATTATTCCTTTTATTAAGAAGTGAAAACAGAGTGGAAGCCTTCAAGCTGGAAGCCTTTTTTAATTAATGCTGTTTTTGCTGCTTCACTTACAGCATTCAGCGCATCAGCTTTGATGCAGACAAGACCAGCATTGCTACGTAGCACATCTACAGGCTTGTTGTCTCCAGCCGTTACAAATTCACTCATAACAACATAGATATCATCTCCTGATACATATTTAGCGCCAGTGCTGGTGATCAAGTCTCCGCATTCAACATCAGCAGGAAGAGAAGCAAAAACCTTGTTTTCTACAGAGGCAAACGGATCAGTACAATAACTTACAATATCTGTGAAAGTCTTTCGAACTGGAAACAGAGTGTCTAAATCAATAATCATTTAGTAATCTCCTTAGCTTTTAATTTGATTAATTCATTAAGGGAAGGTGTAGACGGAGAAGAAGGAGAAAAATATTTTTCAACACATCTTTCTACTTCCTCGACAGAACACCCAGCGTATTTAGCTACCATTTCGGTAATTTGTGGATTGATCTTTAGCATTTCATCGCGATACTTGATGATTTGCTCTTTATCATTTAAGAACAACATTTATATAAACCTTGTTACCTTGTTTAAAGTAAGAAATACAACTTTTAAGTTGTATAACGGGCAAAATAAAAGGCAGCATTTAGAGCCGCCTTTTATTAACTTGTACCTATGTAATTACCCTATGTTATGCATACTCCAAGATGTATGCATAACAAAGGAAAAAAGAGGTAATAATGACACTTAAGGAGGAGGAGAAGCGGGGAGCGGAGATTTTACTCCCCTTTAACGACAAGAAGAATTTTTAATATCGAACCAATAAAGGAAAAATAATCACCCTATATAATTATATTAACATACAATAGATGAAATGTCAAGATATTTTACAACTTTTTTGTTGCTTTTTTTATTCTTCTGTGATAACAGCTAAGCGTTGAGCGAGTTCGATAAGGCCATCTCCCACATAGCGAACATCAGATTCAATATCTTCTATCCAGTTTGATAGCTCCCATATCTGATCGGCTGTCAGGTATGCGTTTTCACGCTTACAGAGCATCTCTACACGCTTACAGAGCATCTCAAAGGCATTCACAGCTAAATCCCAGTGTTTAAACGCCTCATTTAGTGCCGCTGGCGTGGAGTTTTTGTGTGCTTCAAGTTCAGCACGGTTTAAAGGCAGGAGGTAATCATCCTCATAATAATTAATTAGTGAATAAATTGTGTCATACGTGTTTTTGTTCATATTAAAAGTCTCCATAGTGATCATCATTATCTAAATGGAATTCAGGAACTAAATTATTTAGGCCATTGGTGGCGAGATAACCAACGTAGTGGTTATAGTCTTCAAATCCTAAAATCTGGTATTTGCGTAAATCAGAGCTATCAACAATATACTCTTTTCTTTTTCTAGGTTTCCAGAATACGCCAGGTGTTGAAGATAAGATTTCTTGTAAGGCGTTAAATTCATCTCCACAAGGCACAGAGGGAGAATGTTCTATGATCTCTGTTTTCCATTCGCCAGGGGCGCTATTTTGCTTGGAGAGCGTAACTAGCTCTTTAAAGTCTTTACGTCTTAGAATAGATTTAGGTTTACTTAGAAGAGAAGCTGAATCACCGATTTTCTTAACAACGTTGTTTTTTCTTTTTGCCATTATTTACTTTTCCTTTTCTTTTAAAGGAAAACACCCCGAAATATGTTTCTAACGTGAGAAAGAACAATAACCAATACATAGCTACTATCATAATAATGTTTTCCTTTTATATTTTAATTACATAGAGAGATTTTAGAGAGTGGAATAGATGAATACTATTTCTTTATCCAGTCTTTTGAGATTGAATGTAGAGAAAGATAATTCTTTAATCTCTATAACACCGAAATTTGATAGCTGTTTCAGCCAGAATTTTAAACCATCTTCAGAGCACCCTGCTCGGTGTAACACATCGCTATATTTTAGCGGTGTTGGCTTTCCTTTATAGAGGTAAGCAAGTGTTTCGTAGATGCGTTTTCCTGTGTCATTACACTGAATTCTGTCTACTTGATTTTTTACTAAATATTGAATCATAACCCTCCTTATTAAAATGGAATATCAAAGTCTTCATACACATTTGGGTAATGCTTAGAAAAATATGCCTCAATACCATTTGGTCGTTTTAGCCCGTGTCTATAAGCTAGTGAATTTGCAAACTCAATAAATGATGCCCCTCCTGTTCTTGTAGTCTTCTCCTGGATGATAAGAGAGGCAAAATTCTCTAACACATCCTCCTCATTATCATTAGCTACCTTTTCACTTGATGAAACAGGTGTTTCTTCCGTCTCCCAGGGTAAAGGCGTATCCCAATCATCATCAAGAACATCAAAAGAAGGCTGTTTATGGCCTTTAGGTTGTTCCTGTGCTTCTTCTGCCTCAGAAAGATCAGAGAGTGATGATTCTCCTGGGGGAGTAATATGTGCATCTGTGAGAGGGAGAGCATTGTAAATCAAAGATGAAATATACGGATCAGGATGTGGGGATGTTTCTAATAATCCCATCTCTTTAAGATCGTTTATCTTACGTTTAATTGTTGACGCTGAAGACTTAAAAATCTTAGCTAATGTTTCGTGACTTTCATAACAATTAAGGTTGTTTTCCTGATAACTAAGGAATCGAAAATAAAGCACAATATGTAATAGATCTAAATCTTTTCCTTGAGGGAATTTATCAGAATAAATCTTTGATACATTATCAAACGTGTCATAGTGTTTTGTAAAAGTTAGTTGATTAATCATTAAAAATCTCCTTATAAATCACGCTTAATGCGCTACTAAAGTGAATGAGGATCACTTACCCTTTTTTTGTTTGATGTTCTCTGCTGCTTCAGTAATGATTTCTAACATCAAATCACTGACCATAATTTGCCTTTTCTTGGCTTCAGCAAATAAAACCTTGAAGATTTCAGGGTCAACGTGTAGGTAAGTGCGCGGAATTGGTTTCTTAGTTTCGCTCATAGTTTTCTCCTTCTATTCTTTACTCTGTTTCAGATTCTTTTTCATTTTTTCTTAGTTCATCAATAATTTTTAGTGCTGCATCGAAACATTTTTCACGCTCTGGATAACCTCGACTCCTTGCCATATTACGATTCATTACTACTTGGTGGCGTGTTAGCTCACCTTTTTTAAATGCCGCGACGACGTGTTCCGGTGTAAACCATTTCATAAAAAACTCCTTATTCAGTTAAAAGAAAAACACCTTGCAAGCCTGACGGCTTCAAAGTGCATTGATTTTGATTATTTAGAGAAGAATGTTTTTCTGTCCCTCTAATACCTATTATTACATATAAAGAAACATTTGTCAATACCTTTTCACAAAAAATCTGATCTTTTTCATGCACTTACATTTTTTCTTAGCAATTCGTGCTCTTCTGTGTAGTGCTATTCTTCATTATCCGCTAAAACGCTCTAAAACGCGTTCTAACGAGATTTTGATAAAAGCAATACATTCCCTTATCTAATGGCTGTTTAGCTCGCCAGAGGCTTATTTAAGGGGCTTATTTTGTATTTGTTAGGTATATGAAAAGGTAATGGTAGATATAAGATAGAGAGTCACTTTATAAAACGCTCTGTAAAGCCCTGTAGTGAGCTTATATATGTAGGCAATGCGTTTCCATTCCCTACCCTGCTTAATGCTGTTAGAGAAGCATTTAGACCCCTTATTTTTAATTAATTAAAGTATCCTCTATACACTCCTGTTATGAAACACCTCTGAATCCTTCATAAAACACATTATGACGCAAAGAACACTTTTCTAAGGTGATTCCCTTCCTGAATGCTGTTTCTTGCGTCAGAGAGCTACAGAGAGCTTATAAAGCTATTATTAATAATAAAGTAGATAAAGTAAGTAAGAAGATTAACTAAGATAGATAAGATTAATAAGATCAGAATTCTCTTTCGGTGTCGCCTCTGGCTTTTCCACCGAAAACAATTACACGACTACAGAATGTAGGAAGTGGAATTGTATTGAGGCTTAGTGAAATTACACGAGGAAAGCAGAGTGTAATTGAGCTTTAGCCGCTCTCTCTTCGAGTAATTACACAACTACAGAGAATAACGAGAGTTATTAAGTGTAGGAGGGTAATTACGAGGTAGAGAGATAGAGTTAACACGTAAGCAATCAGTATGATTGGTTAGGTGATTACTCTTACTGCGCACAGCGCAATAGTATTTCTTCGTGGGCGTTATCGCCAACGATAGTTACACGAAGAAAGTAACGCTTTGCTTTCGGTGTGAGCGGAACGAGGCCAGCCAACGTAGCCCGAAAGGTAGCGGAGTAAGGCTGCTTGCCAGAGAGTGGAGCTAACGCCGAAAGGCAAAAGATCATATATATATATATAGATATAAAGAATATTATTATTATGATCTAATTAATAATCTAATATAGTTTTATTAATAGTCTTATTGTAGTTCACAGTGACCTACCCCCTAGTTCACAGTGACCTACCCCCTAGCTCATAGTGAACTACCCCCCTAGCTCATAGTGAACTACCCCCCCTAGTTCACAGTGACCTACCGTTACTACCAACTTTCTTACAGAGAGCATTTCAGATAGCTGAATGTAACCTCTCGTTACATCCATTTGTCACATAGCACTCTGTGTAATGCCTTTCTATGTGTGTGCCATAATCCCCCTATATTCCCTGTGTAAATCATAGAATAATGCTCTCTATTCCCTGTGTAATTCCATACTAAAAATTCAATGAAAAAGTAGCTTAAAAGGGCAATTCTCACTTTCTTCACTTTTACATCACTTTCGCAAATCCTTGTGTAGTGCGGCTTACAGAGCACCATCATAAATTGTTGGCTAAAAATTAATCTATTATTTGTCGAATGAGTTCTCTCGTTTGTGCAAATTTTAAAATTTATTTTGTTTTTATAGCCTTATTTCGTGTAATGCGTGGCATAGCAAGCCCTTTTCTTGTGTTGTCAAGACATTTGGCAACGTTCAAACATCTGTTTAGAAATGCCAAATTGTTGATCTAACAAATAAACCTGTATAAACAGAACAACATTTAATCTATCCCCCTGTGTATCCATTAGGCATACCAAATGAATACAGCTAAATCGTGTAATATTCCGTACCCATAAGGCTTGAAACAGACCAAATGAATACGGTATACTCATTTGCATTGAAGTAGTGCCAAATCGACACATTAAGAGGATTTTATGAGCAATATCGGTTATAAGCGTGTGAGCACTGTAGATCAGAACACTGATCGCCAGCTTGCAGGAGTAACTCTCGATAAAGTCTTTGAAGATAAGCTGTCTGGTAAAGACACTAACCGCCCAGGCTTACAAGCGTGTTTAGCCTATCTGAGAGAAGGCGACACCTTACACGTGCACTCTCTCGACCGTTTAGGACGTAACACCTTAGACATCCTTGCTTTAGTTGAACAACTTAATAATCGAGGTGTAATTGTTCGATTTCACAAAGAAGGAATCATTGCAGACATTACAAGCGCGATGGGAAAGATGATGCTTACGATGTTGTCGGCAGTTGCAACGTGTGAACGTGAACTGATGTTAGAACGTAAACGAGAAGCGCAAGCCGTCAATCCTACAAAACGTGGTAATGGAAAAGCAGTGGATCGAGAAGGTATAAAGAAAGCCCTTTCTGATGGCCTGTCAGTGCGTAAAACCGCCGAGAGCTTTAATGTTGCTCCTTCAACGGTGCAACGTATCAAGAAGGAAGAAGAGGAGGCGTAATGCCTCCTTGATATTTGAGAATTGTCGCTGCGTGGACCTGACGCCGCTGATCTTCGCGTTAAACATTGATCACGTCTGCGCCGATTTCAGATAAAAAGGTAGCTATTAAGCAATACGTAACTTTTACAATTAGTGAAATTATCTAAAACACAAGTTATATAGATGAGAAAATGAAACATTATCTTGAACAAATCAAACAAAACAACACATCATCTTGTTGACACCATACAAAGTGAATAGTAAACTATTATATGTGAAAATTTGCATGTTGCGTGCAATAAAAAATAAATGATACTTTGCTATTGTTAAATCAATAGGGGGTATCTATGCGCTTTATCTCATCCATTTTAAAAACCTGCAGAACCACAATTACTTTAGCTGTAATTGTTACCATCATATACCTCATCTATTTTACCCCTCGAGATAAAATCGATTCACTAGCGATCATCGTTCATGCAATGGCTACATTAACTAAAAAACTTTAATAATTTCACTATCAGGCGCATAAACACATCTTTGATCGCTGGATGTGTTATGCGCCTACTGGTGATTCAATCCTTAAGCCATTTCAACTCACTAAGGAGTTTTCTTTCTTCGTTCTCTCGCTGTTTACGCTCTAGCCAGGCTTTTCCCTCTGGCGTAGACAGGAACTTACGAGCGTGAATCTTGCGGTTATTACGTTTGATAGCTGCAATGTTTTTCATCGTGTGCCTCTGTATTCATATGAAAATTAACAAGTTACATACTACACAGGGAGACTACGCATAAAACACAATACAAGTAAAGATACATTTTCAAGACAATAGGAGCCATAAAGCGCCTTTGATGGTTATACCAAAAAATAAGCGCCGTAGGCGTATCCACTAAAAAGGGCTTTTTCACAAAAGCTATGAAGTCTTAGCAGTTCTTCTCTTATCAGGCACCCGTTGTACTCCGGTGGACGAAACCGTGCTAGAGCTTGATTCTTTCCCGATCAAGTTAGGTTTTGAAGAGGTGGGCTTTAATCCACTATTGCACTTAAAACTCTTCCCATCATTTAGCCTGTTTATCCTCTGCAACGTCTCACGACGTGTAGCATCATTGGACACCGCGCCAGGTGTGGAACATCTTGCTAAGAGTTTTGGTAGAAGGTTTAGAGACGGTGGCACGTCTTCCAGCTTCAAAGGAACTTGTTACGAGGTTGAGCCTGGGAACTACTCGCCCATACGTGTTAAACTACCAAAAGCCCATAACAACGTATAGGCGTTTGTAAGTGATAACAGAAGATACAATTTCTTAGAGAAGTTAAGCTAAGTTATTGATTTTCTTGATGGTGCCGATAAGAGGAGTCGAACCTCCGACCTTCGCATTACGAATATGTAGCACCAATCATAACTATCTGTTTTAGCAAGCATTAACCGCATTCACTAAGCTATAGTTGATGGCACAAACAGAAAGTTGATGCATGATGTTGTCATGTGTATGTCACAAATACGGCACAACGATCTTCAAACATGTAGACACACATCAACAGAAGAGCACAAAGCCTTGCAATCCCGAATGATTTGCGCGTCCCTGCGCAAGACCTATCTAACGTTCTCTTATCAGTAGAATCCTCACGTCATGATAATTACCGGATGGCGTCCCTGATACTGTGACACCAGCTCCTGTAAGCGTAGAATCGTACTTCATTAACGACGACGGAGCGACATAACCAGATGGAAGGTTCGCGTTGTTAAGAATCTGTCCTCTGTCTACAGTGCTTATTTCCGGACTTATCACAGATAGGACAGGTGTAGAACCAACTCCGATGTTGACATCGCATTTTTGCGGATATGAGTAAGTTGTACCATCCTGCCCGAGCAAACCTGGCAAATTTGTAATAAATGGGTGTTCAATATTATCTGTATTCTGAGTATCGACAACAAAACGATTCTGCGGACCGAGCGTAGATGGGTCAATCCTCATAACTCCTGTCAGTGCAGTTGTTTTTATTGGAACAAATGCTTCGAAAGTGCTTTGAGAAATACGATTACAGTTAAGATCATATAAAAATCTTTCTGAACCGCTCTGTACATACGATTCCTCAAACCTGTTTTCATAAAAATGGCAATTGTAAAGATTTAGTGATGGGGTTGGGTTGTAGAAAAAAGTTCTCGCTCCAACACTGTTTCTACGAACAGTAACACCTGAAACATTTGCGATTGCATAAAATACGCAACTATATGAATCTTGTACTGATTCATCAACAATGTATGTATTATTTTCAACTACGATATTTAGGCCTTCTGCATTTGCAAAACTACCATATGACACCCAACCGCAGAGACTGCAAGGTCCAAATTCTGAAGGATCTGTATCGGATGAACTTCTCGCAAGAGTTGTTACATTATTTCCTGAAACAAGACTATTTCTTATAACCCCATTAGAACCGAACGAGTACGCTACAAACTGGTGTAGTATTCTAGCGGTAACTGATTCAATTCTGGTGTTTTCTACAAGAGATGATTCAGTATCAATAGCGTTTATAAAAGCACCACGTGTATAGCCATCAACATTACCACCAATCCAACTATTGAAAGATTTATGCAACTCAACAGCACAAGCGATCTTCCTTCCTTTATCTATCGTGGAAATAAAGTTGCAATTATTAATTGTAGAGTGTGACGCATTAAGGTAGATACTACTATGATCGTTATTCATTCCGTTCTGAATAAGGTCAATAAAGTTGCAATTCTCAACAACTGCATATTTGCCTAGATTTTTGTATCCTATCGCTAAAGCGTTTGTTAAGTCACCATCACGAAAGGTAACATTTGATATGCGAAGATTATCTATATTTCCTGTCTGCAATGCAATTCTGTTTAGTGGTGCTGTTCTCATCATACTGCTATAACCACTAAAGCTAATTGTACCACCTTCTATGACAACATTATTTACAGCGTCTACAAGATTTGGTTTCAAAGGCGAAGAACCAAAAAACAACTGGAAAGGCTTGTCATCAAAAAAAGTACCGACAACTATTTCTGCCGCTGTATCCAATAAAATTTTAACATTATCGCAAAGTGGCAATATTGCATTAAAGACAGTGCCTATGATCCCTATTTCACTGTATGAATTTAAATAGTATTTTCCAGCCGGTACATAAATAGTGCCACCGCCTATTGATTCAATGTATACAAGTGCTCGCTCAAAGAATGGTCTACTATCAACATTCTGTGCAGGAAGGATTAACCCACCATCAACATTTCTATGAAAATCCAGAATACTGACATGCTCATCAAGCTTGTCGTTTACTCTTCGGTAAGAAGATGTAACATTATTTCTATATTGATATCCAATTTCACCTGCCCCATCAGGCATGGATAGCTTCAAACTAAACTGATCAGGATCATACTTCAACACATTAGGAAAATAAAACTGCTGCGCACCATATGCATCATAAACAGCCATAGAATGGCCTTGCACGGTAACGAATTTGGCAATCTGTCCGTTATATACCGGATATCCGGCAGCGTTAATGATGATTGGTTGCGAAACAGGAACATGAGAGCCATCTTCGTTCTCCACATAAACCTGGATCTGGTTTCCTGGATTTACCGGGTCAGTGTCAATTTTTCCGATATAAATTTTGCCATTAGCTACGGCTTTAAAAGAACGAGCCATAGTGAAGAGTTGCGAAGGCATGCTTACCACAACATTTGCGGTGATATCTGTCATTTAATTTGCTCCAGATACAAGGAATCGCCGCAGCATGGCTACGGTGAATTTTGGGCATAAAAAAACCCAGCCGAAGCTGGGTCGTTGCGTTGGTTATCTGTCAGTAGTTATGTACTGAAGGAGGTAATTCTTTATTCTTAAGTCTCATCCATGCGGAAAGATTCGTTGGTCCGTCTGGCTCATTAATATCAACATCTCGTGTATGGTTGATTAAAACATCTCTCGCCATATCGATAATACGGGAGAACTCATAACCGCAGTCATGACATCTGCCGGAATAGTTCGATTGAATTTGTTTTAGCGCCGGATACAGTTCGCGGAATAATGCCTGCGAACGGTTGGCATAATCCCATAACCATACAAGGCTGTTTGCTTCTTTTGCAGAAAGCTCGTTGGTTTTCTTCTCTTGTTTGCCAATGAACTCACCTTCAAGTGGAACTCTAGCTGCAAGTGATAGTGCTTCGGTAAACTGCTCCTCACTGATTTCTTTGTACGAACATCCAAAATGGGATTTCAGTGACGACCACATGGTGATCATCGCCTTAGCCTGTTTTTCTTTTGGCAGAGACTGACCGCGACTCATGACGAGTTGTTTAATGGCTTCCTGCTGTTCAGTGGTGATTTTACCCGGCAACGCCTTTTTAGCTTTGCGTGGGTTAACTACATGGCCTTTAGTCCAGTAGTCGTAGAGCACATCGTCACACTCTTCCTGATACTGGATTACCTTGTCGCGGATTTCAGGGCGGACTTTGTTAGGACTGATGCTGTTCAACCAAGCTGCCAATTTTCGTAAAGCCATACAAATCATGGCTTGCACCCCACCGGCAGAAGGTATGGTGATTTCCACCATACCCTTCGAGAAGCGTTGAGAAATCTTCTTATGTTGAGATTTCCAGTCTAGCCCCATTCCCTCAACGATAGGTTTCATTGGGGTATACGGTTCGCCGTTGTGATTGACAACATAAAGCTCTGCGCCGTGGAATGGTACATTGATAGTAGATACTGCTGTTGCTATACTTTTCATGTCGTTAATTCCTATGCGTGGTTTTACGATACCGAAGCCCTGACTGTTCCCGCAGTTGGGGCTTCACTGTTTTGATTTCTTTGCCGCATCCAAGCGAATCACACCGTTATCCCCTCTCTCCTCAGGCTGTCCAGCACCCGTTTAATTACTTCTGCGCTGAATGAGCGGCACTCTTCCTTTGCTTTTTCTTCAAGAATTTTTTCTAGCTTCTCTGGCATACGCAGTGTTTTTACCTTCATTGCATCCTCCGTTGTGTGTGGTACGCATACATAGTATTTAGGTACGCATTGATAGTCAATAGATACCTACATATCCTGTGGTAAAAAATTATTCAGGATGCGCCGATGTCTGATCGTAAGTACAAAAACCCTCAAGTGAATCTGAGGCTTCCTGTAGAGATAAAGGAACGTCTTATTGAACTGGCTGAGGCTAATTCTCGTTCATTAAATGCTGAGATGGTCGCGGCACTTGAAGCGTGGACCGAAAAAAATAAACACATTCAAGCACTAGACCTTGCAACTATAGCATCACGATTGATAGATCTTGAACGCGATGTTGAGACGCTAAAGACCATGTATGGTAAGGATGAAAAATGAGTGACAATTCAGGATACTCAGACGATCAACTGCGAGAGGCTGAATATCGCAAGGCGCTATCGTCTATAACTACAAAGGTTCTCGACTCTTTCTTGAGAGCTAAAGGTGTTCCAGACGAATGCCCAATGTGCGGGCAGTCTGAAATGGTTGTCCCTCAAGTTCAATTTGTAAATCAGGATAATGGAAAAGACATCATGGGTAGGCATGCCCATTATGGTGAATATATAAAAAACGAAGATGAATCATTCAACCCAATAAATTACTCTTATCATGTAATTTGCAAGCATTGCGGATACATTATGCAGTACAACACAGGTGTTGTGTTAAGCTGGTATCTAAGGGAGAAAAACAGCAATGTCTAAGTTGAAGTTGGCTTACGATGCTGACAATCCTTTTCCGAATAGCGAATTTGCCCCCATCGGAATTGAAGACTCAGAAGAGCCAGCACATGGAGGTGGCAATGGAGGAGGATCAGATATGAACAGTAGAATGACCCGCATTGAAACGATTGCCGCCAACCAAGAAAAGCTAATATCAGAAACTAGAAAAGAGTTGATTGGCATCCGTGGCGACATGCACGGAATGGAGCGTCGCCTAGCAGATAAGATGGACGAGAATCAGAAGTGGCTTATCGCCCTCATGATATCTGCAATCCTTGCTCCGCTGTTTATTGCCTTGGTTACCAAATAGCTACTAACTAAGGAGATTTGTGTGTATACAACAGTTATCGTGATAGCTATCGCACTCATTGTGGTTCAGTACCAACTGGCATCTTTAAAACAAAAGATATCTGACCTCAAGACTGAGAACGAAGCACTTAAAAACTCAATAAAAGATGAGAAGAACAAACTATCATTCACTATATCTGATATTGAGCAATCCATTGAAATTATTGAGAATAATATTAACAGACTAAAAAAAGAAGATATTCATGAAATCAATGACAATATCAAGGATTTGAAATCTTGGCTTAGGAATGTAGGACAAATCGCCACATCAACACGAGATAAGCTCAATCCATCCATGGATGATTAATTACTCCTGTGCTATTCCGCTTAGCGACGCTACAATGCCAGCCCTCGCTAAGCGATTGAACTCTTCGTTTCCAACTGCATCACGTATTGCTTTTACGGCGGCTTTATTTGCCATAAATCTGCGTTCCGCCGCCGCTAATGCTTCTTTACTTCCGCCAGCTCTTACTGCTTTCGTGGCTTCCTGAACTGCTTTCTCTATCGCATATCGACCGCTACGCGTGGTGGCAATTTTAGATACAGCACCTTTTAACCCGGCGCCAACTAAAGCACCCGCGGCAGCGCCTGCAATACCCCCTCCAGCGCCACCAACAATGGCACCTGATGTTGAGTTGGCAATTGCATTTAACACTGTTGATGTGACGTTGGATAAACCAGCATCCAGATCGCGTAGTACATTGGCAGTTCTCCCTGTTCTTTCAATATACTGCTGAGGTTTCACTGCCGCTCTTGCAAGAGTGCCATATGCATCAGCAATTCTTCCGAGATCTGAGGAATATCTGCTAATGGCTTTTACATTTTGTGGGGTAAGTATCCCTGCGATATGGTTAATTCCTGCTGCATCAGCTTTGCCACCACGTACACCATGCGAGATAGCATCTTGCAACATTGATGATATAGCAGGAACACGCTCTGATTCTGGCAGCGCGCGGATCATAGAATGGAACCCAGCAGGACCATTAAGACCTTTAGCTGACGATGATTGAAGGGATTTTACTCCATTCGTAATCAGTGCATCTGTTGCCAAATCACGCCCGAAAACAGACTCTGCACTCTCTTGTGCTGATAACCTCGCTTTAGACAGATCATTAGCTTTCTGCCAGTCATCAAGAAATCCGCCGTTTTCCGCCATTGTGCGCATATCATCAGTAATTGCCCGGCGTATTTCCCCTGCTCTCCTTGCCGCATTTGCCTCTCCGCTACGCTTATATTTTTGCTCCGCATCAGCAAATTTCGCTCTCCATGCTTTCATGCCATCAAATGTTACTCCACCTTGATTGTTTGCCTGAACAAACTGTTTCATTTCAGGAGTAAGTGGTATGCCAGCAGATCGCTCTGCCTGAATAACGGCATTACCATTTAGCATTCTTGCTTTTTGATTTGGCATTGTTGACCGCACGTCATCCCATGCCGCGCGCTCGGCATCCTTCATCTGATCAAGATTTTGAAGAATCCTTTGTTTTATAGCCGCACTTTTTTCTGATGCCGTTCCAGATGCGGCCCCAAATTCATCAAGGTTTCGACTTAACTTTGATGATATTTCGTTAAATGCTGCCTGATGGGCGTCCTGAACAATTCCTGGTGTTGATGCCAATGCGCCTTCAGCTTGTGCAATTCCACGACTTCCAGATCGCATTCCTGGTGTTAATGCGTTTATATCAATTCCAGCAGACTCAGCCGCTTTTGCTACATCTTCGGACACATTAGCGGCCTGACTGGCAATTGACCGACGCCCAGCACCTGACTTTGCCATCCTGGAAACATCATTAGCAGAATTCAGTGCTGCACCACCAAGAGCCTGTGAAACCCTTGGCGCAATAACGCGCCCGACACCTGAAAGAACGCCTTGAGCACCAATATTGATACCACCGTTAATGGCAGCATTTTGTGCAAAGTCGCCCTCCTGATTTGCAGCATCAGCAAGAGAACCTGCAATCATGTTTCCTGCGGAACCGATATCTCCAGCGAGCTTTGCTGGCGCTCCAGCAGCTTTTGCCGCTGTGCCAATTGGCAGGAGATACCCACCAATTGTTTCACCGGCTTGCGCGTAAGGGTCTGTCGGTCGATCGACTGGACGATAGACATCATCCAATACTTTTGGCCCACCAAGCCCCTGACTGATTGCATTAATCAGACTTGCGCCACCCTGCAATACGTCAAATGGTATGTTTACCAGACCACGACCAGCCTGTTCTGCAATTTGCCCTGCACTTTGACCACCAGTGAGCCAATCGCCAGCTTGTTGCATCAATGATGGTTCTTCACGTGCTTGTTCATTATTGGCCTGATTAACTGTTTGTTGCTGAACAGCCTGACCAGCAAAATACTCATCAATGGCGGAGCCAATATCTTCCGTGCTCGTACCGTCAGGGAAGGTAAATGTCTTACCGTTTGCAGTTACTTTCATCATTCCACCGTAAATTGAATGCCTGATTTTGAGGTATATGATCCGGATTGACTCTGCTGCTGTTGGGTATTTGTCGGTTGTTGGTTATTGCTCTGTTGTTGTGCAGGCTGCTGAATATCTTCATACAGCTTGGCTTTTCTGGATTGCAATTGCTTAGTTAGTCCGCTGGGGAGAGAATCTCCATAAGTTGAAAGATAATCATCCATTTGCTGATTAAACTTTTGGCCTTCAGTATTTGCCATCAGTTTTGAGGTGTTGATTAAGTCCTGGACTTGCTCATTATTCAGCATCTTGCCGTTAGATAATTGGCTAACATAGTTACCAAGTGTGCCGAATATTCCATCAGTGCGTTTTACCTGCACTTGCTCACCTTCGCGTACCACAGATTGCGGATCCAGCGATTTCATATAGTTGAAAATCATTCCCAACTGCGCGGCTGGAGTGTTGCGCTTCCCAAGGGCTTGTAGGTTGTCAGAAGCACTGCGCATTGCAGAATAATTCTTTGAGAACCCATTAATATCACTATTCAGATCTCGAACAAGTTTTGGGTCAATCTTTCCGCTTTCCTGTTGTTTCATCCCTAATTCCTGCAACTTCAGGGCTACGTTATCATTATGCATTTGTGCCCGCTGAGCCCTGTCTAGTTGAGCGTTCTGGATATTTGCCCATCCTCTCGCATTCTCCATATCAGCCTGACGGATGCTTTCATCCAATCTCCCTTTCTCTAGTTGGCGACCAACCATCTTATCCTGATAATCCAGCATTTTATCCGGACCAACAGCCCCTAGCGTCATAGTAGTCAGCATGTGTGATAGCTGCTCTGGATTCTGAATACCTGTCTGAATCATCCAGTCAGCATTCGCACCCACACGATTTAACCCGTCCTTGTTGTCAGTAATGAATTTACTGTAGGCTTCCGGTCCCTGAGAAAGAGCGACGTTAGCCCTCATGGCTAACTCGCCCATATCGTTGCGTTGCTGCTCATTAAGACCGGAAAACGCCTGTTGTGCCTGTGCAACAAACGCTGGATTTTCCTGGGCAAACTTAAATAGTCCAGATGGATCACCAGAAGCCCATGCATCAGCGTGAACCTTATTGAACGCACTAATAGCTTTCTGTTGCTGTTCCTGATTGTAAATATCAGCAACTCCAGCCAGACCACGTAACGCGGTCAGACCAACGTTATTTGCACCTGAGCGAGCCAGTTCATTGTTTTCGCGGATCAGGCCAAGCGTTGCGTTAATGTCGCTTGCCTTTGGCGCATTCTCATTTTGCGTACCGATGCCAGCAAGAAAACCACCAGAATTAATACCCTGTTGCCACGTAGCCATGATTACCCCTTAATAAAGCAGTGAACCAAGCAGACCGATACCAGCACCGATACCAGCACCCCACGGAGTTGATGAACCAATTAATTTCGCAAGTCCAGCCCCAGCAATAGCACCAGACGCACCTCCGCCAATAGCAGATTGCATTGCTGATGGTCTGTTGGCATTTGCCGCTGCAAGAGCCGCACTTTGCTGCGAAATCTGACTCATGTTGTTGGCATATGTCTGCCCGGCGTTTGCCTGACCTTGCAGTGCGCCAAGACCAATGTTTGCCAGATTCTGGTAGTTGTTCATCTGACCAGACAGCCACTGCTGACCAAGCGTTGGTGCGATTGTTGCTAACTGATTACCGGTTGCGGTGGAACCCAATCCACCTGTTGCTTCCGCTGCCGCCAGACTCTGATAGCGAGCCTGACCAGCAAGATCTTTGTACTGCTGAGAGTTGTAATACTGGTTAAGTGCCTGACCTTGCCCTTCCAGAGACGATAAGTTCTCGAGGCTGCCGACATACTTATCAGCCAGAGGAGTAAACGGCTTTAGGTTATTCATGATGGTGTTGAACTGCTGATTTTGCAGGTCTGCTGCATACTTCTGAGCTTCTGCGGCATACTTTGCGCTTTTATCAGAGCTGCCACCTTTCCCGCCTTTTTCAGGGCAATAAGGTTCCTCGCCGCGCAGTTTTCTGCCCAGCTTAAATGCATATAACATGGCTATCTCCCGTGATTCAGGAAGTCGATTAGTTCTTCGCGTGTGGCGCTGTAAAACGTCACGTCATCCACGCCTTTGAAGTATTTCTTGATGGTTCCTACACGATTAAGGCCAATCATTGCGCAATACATCTGACCGTGGCGGAATTTGCGTGCAGCGAACGATGTGACGCACTGAACGGTGGTGTTAGTCAGAATGTATCGCCAGAACGCCAGCCCGATTTCCTTGCTGAATCCACGAACCTCTGGCAGGTACATGGCGTGGCAATCGAATGTAAGCGGCTGAATCTCCTGATAGTAAACAATGCCGCCAAACTGACCGTGCACGTTAACCTCAAAGTAACGGCATTCAGGCTTGTAGTCGTATCCATCACCGTTGTTGCTACCAGCGATAATGTCGGGGTGATTTCCCACGGCTTCTATCAGGTCGATGTTTCGTGTTGGTTTGAATGTAATCATCAGTCAATCAGCCCATGTAATCTAAGTGCTGTTTCAAGCGCCAGAATACGCTGCCGCGCCTGCTCCAAACCTGTAGCGATAGCTGCGACTTCGGATTGTGTGTACGTAGTGCCGACCGTGTATGACTGGTTAGCGTTGAATGAGCCAAGAAGAGGTGTACCTGTGGCTGCAGTCCATCCGGTATTTCTTGCTCCAACAACCTGAATTCCATCAACTGAATATGATGTTTTTACATCCAGCGGTGACGCAAGAGACTGCAATTCGGTTACGGTTTTCGATACGTAATCACTCTTAATGCCAGAGACATCGTTTTCTACGTCATCCAGTCTTTGGTCAACAGTGACCAGATGCGCCTGAATATCGATAACCTCATCCAGCAAGTAATCAACATCGCTACGCAGTACGACTATCTTCCCTTCGGCGGTTGTTAACCTGACCTCAAGGAGATTTATCGCTTTTGTGTTTGCGGTGATTCTTGAATCGTGATCTGCCAGTTCGACGTCCTGTTCATCGTTTTTCACCTGAGCATCGTAAGCGCCCTGACCAGCCTGATTTGCCTTCCCGGCAATTGCGCCGACATCAGCCCCCTGATTAATGACATACAGCAGGTAAGACTGGCTGAATATATTGCGTGGAAGGATTGATGTATCGAGCCGCGTCGCCTGCACAATAACAGGTGTATTGAGATTCGAATCAGCCATTACTCAATCCTTATCTGGCAACCTGACAGAGTGACAGGTGACTTCGTGATAACGCGCAATTTGAAACCGACATTTTTCCTGATGCGCCCGACACGCTTCCACAAAACGCGTTTGTCGTAAACGAACGGTTCATTCTGCTCAATCATCTGCTCACGCCCGTAATTGATGCCGTCAGTGGTTGCAGAGAGAAAAAGGCGGTCAGCATACTGCGCAACGCCAGTTGACGATTCAACCTCAAAGTCAAATACTCTGGCGTTATCCGCTTTGAACAACGGAGTAAACAGCAGGTGTTCCTGCTGCTTGTCGTACTGGCTGCTGATATCGAACTGCAATTTCCCGGTCACGGACTCCAGCTTATCTCCGCACGTTATCTGATTGCCTTCGTAAATGAAGTCGATAGCGCGGTACACATCGTCATACAGGCCTGTTTTCAGCACACACCATTGCGGACCATTGGATCTTGAAGATGCGTCGTATACGAGGACGTGGCGCGGCAGGTGAATAATCAGCAGCTCATGCGCATCAAACCGCAACGATTCCATCACACCATCAGCCAGTTCATCAGCAGTGTAGGAGCGTAGTATTTTCTCAATGCTCGCGCTGGCGATTGGTGATACCTGACCGGAACCGATGATGTATACAGACGGCGCACCTGTTGCCGGATTGCTGATGAATGCATAAGAATCAGCAAACGGCGTTTTGCAGTAAGTTCCGGCGATGCCTTTTTGCACCATCAGCGATGGCTGTGCGACATACAACGCGGCACCAACAGTGGTTGCACCAGTCAGGGAGAAATATTCAATCGTCGATGAACCAAAGCAGACGATGAAATCTCGCCATGTTCCGATGCCGATGATGCCGTCCGGCTGCGATTCTGCGCGATATTGTGCACTGTAACGGTCAGGATGCGATTCGTCTTCAAGGTCAGTGATAAACCATGAATCAGTTCCGTCTTTTGACCACGCATAACGCCCACGTAAGCGCGTAATGTCGCGAACTGAACCTAACTCATACTGAGTGAATCCACTGTCTGTAGGCCAGTTTGAGACGGCTTTAACCGTACCATCATAGCGATACTCGACCAGTTGACCATTAACGCCTACCGCCTGTGATGTCCGACCATGCGCCATTGATACACGACCACTTCCGGCGACATCACCAACCTCGCTTTCTCCTTTGTACAGTTTGCCACCACACACGCGATAAACAGCACTCTGCGCCATGTTGTACTCGACGCCGCGCGATACACCGTTCACATCAGAGCGTTTGGCAATGCCCGGGAATGAGCGAAGATATCCGCTGCTGTTGAGAATTTCTTTGGGTGTAGCCAGCATATTCACTGGCAGATAGTCGATATAGTCGGCGTTTCGGAAGTCTTTGCCGACACCTTTCATAAGCGGAAGTTGCTGAATCGGCATTTATTCACCTCACGTACTCGGATCATCTTTCTCGATGTAAAACCGATTCCACGTAAACGCGCTTTTGTTACCACTACCGCGAGGCATGTCATTTCGCCGCTCAAGTGGTGGTATTTTGGTTAAAGCGATACAGATTGTTTGATATGCACTGTCAGCAGCGGTAAGGAGAGCGTCTGACGGCTGAATGACGTTATCCATGCACACTTGCACAGCGAGCTTCAAAGCGACGCCATCATTTGCCCATGCAGGGATACCTGAATCATCGTCAGGTAACGGCATGATGCCGTTACCTGTATCAGCAAACTGATATCCAAGCTCGATACCTTTAGCCTGCCATGCTGCCATCATGTCTTCGAGGTCATTAATGGCATCTTCAATTGCCTGAGGGTCGGCATCTGTCAACGTGGCATTGGAATACAGCCCGGCTTTTCGTAAAGCCTTAAGAACGAGATCACCCTTCGTTTTCGCCATCTTCTTCCGCCTTAGCCACTTTATGCTTCGTTGCGGTTTCTTCAGGAGTTTTTACCCAGCCTTTTTTCAGGTGAGATTTAACTTCTTCGTCATCAACAATGATGTAATCGACAGCAAACTGACCACAGGTGATCATGTTGCCAGGCTTATAGAGCATTGTTCGTGCCATTGTCTTCTCCCAATAAAAATGGGGCCGAAGCCCCACCAAAATTACTGCCCGGCAATAACGATGCCCGTATATTCAGGAACAAGTACAGAGCAACCGTACAGGGTGGTGAAACGCGCAGTGGTTACACCTTTGATGTGGTCGAAGGCGTAAGACATGATCAGCGTAGCGCCCTGCTCGGTGGTTGCTGTCATTACCTGTGGACCCTGACCAGTTGGGAACGCCAGCTTGCCGTACATCAGTTCAACAGAACCATCAGCCCAGAACAGGTTAGCCGGTGCGGCATTTTTGTTGAGAATGGTGATTGCTGCGCTACTTGCCGCATTAGCATCAACGTTTGCATATGGTCGGCTGGCGACATCCGCGTTGTCAGGCGGCAGAATTTTCGGGGAGATAGTTACTGTCGTTCCGCTTACTGCCAGAACGCGGAATACCTGCGGCTGCCCGGTGGTATCTTTGGTGATCTGGTGTACAGAATTCACCCCTGCGATGGTAAACGCATCGCCAACCTGCAAACCTTCAGCAGATACCGTAATGGTCCCCTGTCGGTTATCCACTGGCATATCGTTAGCATCTTTGGCTTCAACCTTGTGCGCAGGTGCTGCTGCCAGCGTAATGGAAGTTGCTGTACCCTTCGGAACACGACCAGAAATATCGGTCTTGTAGCTATCGAAGGACGCAACCGGAGGGATTTGCGCTTTTTCGTATGCTGTCAGGGTTGCGCCCTGAGCATAGGCACGGTGACCAAGCTCGCCAGCAAGGTCTTTGTAGTTGAAGGGGTTCCAGAAAGAGCGACGGTTGATACCCTGAGGTACACCAATCGCCGTCATGGTGGCATCAATACCTGCCGCACAGTTCCACAAATCACGGCCCTGTGAACCTGTGGTTGAGTCAGCCATCGTGATCACGTTAGTAGCACGCTGCGTAACCATGGAAATCAGGTCAGAGTCAATCTGTGCAGCAAGGCGCATACCTGCGGCGCGACCAGCTTCAGTTTTATGTTCCGGGTCACGCATTTCACGCGCATCCAGAGTGTACAGAATGTTTTTCGGCCCCTTGAACACAGAAGGAACAAGGCGCTGAACCAGTGCTGTTGGCGTTTTGCCGCTGAGGTCTAGGCCTTCCTCAATGTTCATGTGGTAATGCTGCGGACGATACAGAACATCACCTGCTCGCTGCATTGCTGTATCACCGGGACGGAATTTTTTAGCGTTACGGGAAACTACGCAGGCGGCCTCAAAGCCTTCAACGTAGTTTTCGAACATGATTTCAAGGTCTTTTGCTAATTGGTTAGCCATGCTTAATGCTCCGATAGGTTATTTTTTTGCCTTTTTAGCGGCGAAATACGGCGTCCAGTCACCAGTTTCCAGCGCCTTGGCTTTCAATTTGACGAGGTTGTTGATTACTGCGCCGTTGCTCCCCTTAACTGTCGGGGTTGTGGCTGCCGTGGTTTTTGCTTTTGGCATGATTCTGGCCTTCGATTCGATACGTTCCAGCAGACGACCAATTGCTACGGGGTTGGTAGCTTCTGCCAGTTGCTTGCGCAGTTCATCGTTGCGACCGAGTGCCAGAACAACGATTTCCGGCTTCTCTGACTCAAACAGGATCGCGTTTTGTGTCTCGATGGGGATTTCCTCGAGTACGGCCTGCTCAGCTTCCTGATAGCCAGGAACTTTGAGAGCCTTAACACGTTGCTGATATTTGGATAATCGCTCTTGATAGGCAGCCTGAAGCTCCTGCTCCTTCTGCTTGCGAGCCATCTCCTGTTGCTGGTACTTGCCGTTATCCTCTGCCCACTTAGCCATGCGTTGCTGGTAGATTTCTTCATCGAAACCGATGTCCTCATCATCCAGTTTTGGCATTCGCGGTGGTTGAGTGATTACCGGCTGCTGCTCGACGGGTTTCTGAGACTGACGCATCAGCTCTTTCAGCTCACGGTCTTTCTCTTTAATCGTCTTGCGCAGGTGTTTTACCAGTCCATGCTCTGCGCCATCTTCGCTGGTTGGCGAATCCAGCTTTTCGTCACCAAAGTAGAATTCCTGTTCTGATTCGTCGTCATCAGTTTCAGTAGCTTCCTCTGCATCATTGCCGGAGGACTCACTGCCATCTTCTGTTTCGACTTCTTCAGCCAGTTCGACATCATCAGGAATCTGCTCTGACGCGTCGGTTTCGATTTCAACTTCTGGTGTGTTTTCTGCCATCTGGTCCATTTGTTACCCCTGTTTACTCGATGTTCAGCCCATCGGAAGGCAATAGGGTGCCAGGCCTCATAAAGACAGCCATTGCACGTTATGGGTTAATTACTGCTGTGGTTGTTGCTGAGTTGATTTTTGCAGGATGCTGCTGATGTCCATGCGCTGCGCATGGCCCTGTGCCTGACTTTTCAGGACAAGCTCCGCATCAGCACGGGCATTGTCTCCTTGCTGTTGCTGGAACTGTCCGAGCAGTTTCAGAGCCTCGCGGATATCAGATTTCTGCTGGCTATCGGCAGATGCGAGGATTTTCACAACATTTGCCGCTGCAACCTGAGCATCAGTCTGTGCCTGGAATGCTTTAACCTGAATGGCTGCCTGTTCGTTCTGCGCTTTCTGCAATTCAGCCTGACCAGCAAGAAGCTGACCTTGCGCAGCAACCATAGCCGGATCCGGCTGACTGGCCTGTTGTTGTTTCGCCTGCTCAACCATCTGCTGTTCTTCTGGTGTTCTCGGCTTAATAACGCCAGACAGAAGCAACTGATTGCGGTTGTATTCTTTAAGGTCGTCCATCCCTTCGCCGTCCATATTGTCGAGAATCATCGACGATACAAGGTCATGCTTCGGCGTTCCTGGCGGGATAAGTGCCAGCATGGAAAGCAACGACTTAACCGTTGCATCACGGCGAGTAGCGAACGACTGACCGACATCGACAGTCACTTCATAGTTACCCTGCGAAAGGTCGTTAAGCGCGATAACCTTCCCTGTCTGACGGTCAACCACTTCACCAGTCATCAGCGCCACGTCATCGCTGCCATCCTCATTAACGATGCGCATTGGCGTATCGCTGCCATAGACTTCACGAGCCATAGAAAGCCACACGACGCCAGCACGGCGCATGGATTTAGCCATGTTGTCCATGTAGATATAGGACTGCGTGTCCATCCGGTTAAAGATGCTATCAACGGTATCGGTAGCGACGTTGCTCGGCATGTTCTCAAGCTGCGACGCACCTGTAATTTGCTGAATAGCCGTTCCGGTGTACTGCAATAGCCCGGCAAGAGCAGGAGGCATTTGTGTCGGAGGTGTCCAGCCAGCAACCTGAGCCTCTGAAATGACCGTTCCGTTTTTGTCCTTCTTGCTGGTCATGGGAAGAACTGCAGGTCTTTTCTTATTCCTCTCTGCCCAGTGATTCATTAATGGACCGGGAATGAAATCAACATCCACGATAGGAATGCCATCACCGCCAGCCTGAGTAGCATTATCTGCAATCATGGAAACCATCAGGTTCTCAAGACGCTGTGCATCCATCGCTTTTGCTGCGTGGCCTTCGATTCGCTCCTGATTATCAACAAATGAACGACGCCCATATACCGGGATGAGAGGAATATGTTCGCCCGGAATACGCTTCGGTTCTTCCAGCCATTCAGCGCCAGACAGAAGACCGCAATAAACTCGGCGTTTCTTCACCGTTCGCTCGCCAATCAGTTCGAATGCACCATCGGTCAGCTCGTCGACAATATCTTTGATTTGCTCTTCATCATAGATTGCCGTTTCTCCGCTGACAGGGTTACGCCATGCTGTGAGCTTCACCTTCTCTATGCGGACTTCGTAGTAGCGTCCAACATAGATGGCATCTGGCGTTGACCAGTCATATTGAGTGCCAGTGTCATCACGAGAAAGGCTTGCCGCGATGGAATCAGGGTATTCAGCCTCGAACGCTTTAGGCGTCATGGAGAACATTTCCATAGCCCACATAGCATCAGAACGGTCATATTGCTTGCTGTCCTGATCGAAGAAGACGCATGTCGCTGGGTCGTAAACAGGAAGAAGGCTGATGCGTCGCTGCTCGTTACTCGGATCCATTTCATCTTCGTAATCGGCACACATGCGGAAACAACCGAATCCGCCCGTTACAGCATCATCAAATGCGTTATCACACGCTTCGCCACCGGATGTTTCCTGATAGTCAGCGCGGAATTTGCCGTTCATCTTTTCGGCTAACGCTTCCGATGCCTTATCGTCCTTAGGCCTGAATTTAACGCTGATGCGATTCTGTCGATACTCGCCAATGATGCGATCACATTCACGGGCAATCTTATTCAGTTCAAAGCGCGGGTAATGCTCAAACCTGCCTTCATCAAATGAGTAACCAGCGTTTGTGCTGCCTTCCCACTGTGCGCCGGACACCCGGACGAAACGTTGAGCCTCAATAATCTGCTCACGCATATCCTTCGTTGCTGACCAGGCATTATCAAAGTTGCACAGCACCTTGCGATGCCAGTCAGTCATCTTTCTATCATCAGCCATCATCCAACTCCGCAAGGTATGTTGTAGCTTGAGTAATCAATCTCTTTAGGATCTTTGATGTCTCGCATCTGTATTGCAAAACGCCTCATCATGTAGCCATAGCGAACAGCAGAAAGGATGTCGTCATTTAGCTTGACGATCTTCCCGTTCTCATCGCGGTGATACAGACGAAACTCTTCAAAGAATGGCTCGCAGGTGTTAAATACCTTGAAACGACCGTCGAGCATCATGTCGCGTATCTCTGCTATCCCGGGTTCGACCGCATTACCTCCATCAGGCCATGTTGCATGATCTGGCAACATGTCGAACCCAGCTTCGGCGTATTGTTCCTTGAGCTGAGCGCCGCCTCCCTTTTCGTGCTGATGCCCGTCATGAGGCCAAGCCGTAGGGGTGTTTTTGCTCCATGCTTTAACAGCACTCCATGCCTCTGTCGCCTTCTTCTGTTTGGCCTTCCAGACGCGAGAAAGATAAATCACGTCCTCGTCTTTATCCCACCAAAGCTGGATATGTGCCTGTGGGTGATCCCATCCGAAGTCCATTGCATTGATGACGTAGAAGTGATCAGGACACTCGAACGGCTGACACTTAATCGTCTCTTCCGGTATCTGGAAGATTCGACCGCTACCCATCGTAGGAATACCGCGAGCACGCGCCTCTCTTTCATGCTCGGGATAGGATGCGATGATTTGCTCTTTCTGCTCGTCGGTGTAGTGCTCAGCGTCGTAGATGGTCATGTTGACCACTTTCTGCGACTTGCTTGGATTCTTCAGGAACTTGGTAACAACGTCAGACATCCCCATCAGCGGGGTAAACGTCAGAATTGAGAATTGACCGTATTTGTTGGTACGGGTAAGCCCTTCGCCATAAATGCTGTATGGTGGCTCTTCGTCAAACCACACGCCGTGGATTGTGTCACCCTGCCAGCGAGCGCGGCCTTGCGAGTATGGCTTGAAGTAGCAGATTGAAATGCCATCTTCAACGCCATCAGCCGTGTGATGCTTAACCAGAAGGTGATCAACAAGGTTCGGAAAGAAAGGAGACTTCTTCCAGCTAATAATGTCCTCTTTCGGTATGGAACCGTAGCCAGGCTCATCATTCTCTTCGATACGACCGCACAGGATGCGTTGAGTCGTTTTGGTTACAGTCTCGTTTGTCTCGCCGCCAATCCAGAAGACAACAGGCTCATAGAAACGCTTACCTTTCCACTCCCCACCATATTTACCATCTGCAGGATAGCCTTTTGTTCCCGGATAACGCCCGGTAAGGTGAAACGCGACTTCAGCAGCACCAGTAAATGACTTACCAAGCTGGTTACCAGCCATAAAACAGCGCTCTGGATAGTCATGCCCGGCGTCGATGAACTCACGCTGTTTGCTGTATGGCGTAAATTCATATAGCAGGTGTGTGTTCCGGTAGTTCTCTTCTTCTTCGAGTAGCTCGAGCAACTCGATTTGCTCTTCGTCGCTCAGGTTATCAAGAATCGCGTCCAGTTCCACGGTTGAATAGCTCCTTGATACGAGAGCGTCGCTTATCGCGATCTCCCTTATCAGGTGTCACGTCTTCAACTTGCGACTGCTCTTTGAGGCCCAAATCACGGGCGATGATGTTAGCGTTGAGAAGGTCAGCGGCTGCGCCAGAGAATTTCTGATCGTAGATGACCTGCTCTGCTCGCGTAACGACTTCAGATAAATCTTCTCTCAGGCGATATGTGCGCCATGTTTCAAGCGTCACATCAATGAACAGAGTGAGACCGGTAATGGTCATCGCTCGCATCTTGGCGATAGGCTCTTGTATCACTTCCCCCTGATACGAGAACGCCTTCATCTCCCATAGCGGGTTAGCTTCCACCCACTCGAAGTATTCACAACAAGCAGCCCACAGCGCCTCAGGCGATTCGAATTTAGGATTTCGCCCATGACTACTGCGGGCCTCCCAAAATCGGTTGCCCTTTGGTGCTGCCATATTCATCTCACTTATTTGTTATTTCAGGCTGATGACTCTTTCGCGCTTTCAATCAGTGACTGCTTCAGCAATTCGAGTGTGCCAATCGCCTCGCATAAACTGATTTCACCATCGTAATCATGAATGACGCTTTCCAGTCGCTCGTATAGCTCTTGAGTAATTGGGAATTTCTTCTCCTTACCCAAATTGATTACGCGGCTCACATCATGCTCCGGTAGTGAACAGGTCTAACGCTTCCTTAGATTTACGCACCGCTTCGAATGTGCGGATCGTGATATCCGAATTAGCTCCGCCTGACTGGAAGTGAATTTTGAATAGCTCAAGCTTCAGTTCGTCAGTGCCAATGAACTGAAATGCTTCTTCTGCGGCTGCGTTCTGGTTCATTACCAGCTTGTAAATCTCTAACTGGAATTTCTGTTCTTCAGTCATGGGAATAATCTCTGCCATTGTTGGCTCCGTTTATCCGTTAAAAGGGATATCAGTTAGGTTATCCCGTGTAGGGTATAAGCCATTGTCGAGACCACTCATTGAATGGTCTCTGCAATAACCGATGTCTTTCCATCAGTCCGCCACCACAAAGAATCTTTTTTGCCATAAGGCAGGAGGTTCATCTTTCAGTGGCTGCCAGTGTTATTTCCCCACTTACTGGCTTGGGTTGTTTCGCTGTACTGCCGTAACTGGTTGCCCAGAATAAATTCCGGTTTCATTATCAAGCCCACCCGTAGATAGGCTTTGTAATGAACTGGCTCTTATCTCAACGCAGCCCCTTACCGCGCGCCAGATGCTCAACTTCAAGCATCAGCAATGAGATGTTTAATCTGGATTCACTCCAGAAGTGATCACCACCCTGTCTACAGAGCCAGATGTGAAGGATGATGAGTAAAATTATCGCTATCATCGAAGGCATTGCGTCCTGATGTATTCCTGAAGCGTTCTCAGTGCTGTTTGGTCGCGGATAATTCCGTCCCGGACACCGAGAACGTTTCGTCCAGCAACTGGAGAGAGTTCGACGGTGGCATCATTGCCCATGCCGGAGGCGCCGGAGGTTTCGGCTGAGGATGGCACAGGGCATTTTCCTTTGACGAGCACCCTGCCACCATTATCAAGCTTGCGACGAAGAGCATCATTTTCAGCTTTCGCATCAGCTAACTCCTTCGTGTATTTAGCATCGAGTACATCAGCAGCACGCTGGCGTTGCTGCATGTCAGTAATGGTGGCGGTCGCCTGCTTCAGCTCACTGACTTTTTTATCTCGCTGCTCTTTGTAGGCGATGGCGTTATCACGGTAATGATTAACAGCCCATGACAGACAGACGATGATGCAGATAACCAGAGCGGAGATAATCGCGGTGACTCTGCTCATACCTCAATCTCTCTGACCGTTCCGCCTGCTTCTTTGAATTTTGCAATCAGGCTGTCAGCCTTATGCTCGAACTGACCATAACCAGCGCCCGGCAGTGAAGCCCAGATATTACTGCAACGATCGATAGCCTGACGGATATCACCGCGATCAATCATCGGTAAAGCGCCACGCTCTTTAATCTGCTGCAATGCCACAGCGTCCTGGCTTTTGGGAGAGAAGTCTTTCAGGCCAAGCTGCTTACGATAGGCATCCCACCAACGGGAAAGAAGCTGGTAACGTCCGGCTGCTGTTGATTTGAGTTTGGGGTTTAGCGTGACAAGTTTGCGAGGGTGATCGGAGTAATCAGTAAATAGCTCTCCGCCAACAATGACGTCATAACCATGATTTCTGGTTTTCTGACGTCCGTTATCTGTCCCCTCTGACCACGCCAGCATATCGAGGAACGCCTTACGTTGATTATTGATTTCCACCATCTTCTACTCCGGCTTTTTTAGCAGCGAAGCGTTTGATAAGCGAACCAATCGAGTCAGTACCGATGTAGCCGATAAACACGCTCGTTATATAAGCGAGATTGCTACTTAGTCCGGCGAAGTCGAGAAGGTCACGAATGAACCAGGCGATAATGGCGCACATCGTTGCGTCGATTACTGTTTTTGTAAACGCACCGCCATTATATCTGCCGCGAAGGTACGCCATTGCAAACGCAAGGATTGCCCCGATGCCTTGTTCCTTTGCCGCGAGAATGGCGGCTAACAGGTCATGTTTTTCTGGCATCTTCATGTCTTACCCCCAATAAGGGGATTTGCTCTATTTAATTAGGAATAAGGTCGATTACTGATAGAACAAATCCAGGCTACTGTGTTTAGTAATCAGATTTGTTCGTGACCGATATGCACGGGCAAAACGGCAGGAGGTTGTTAGCGCAGCCTCTTGCCACCCGCTTTCACGAAGCCAGCCATTGCGCTGGTTTTCTTTTATGCAAAGCACACCGCACCGTAGCCACAGCGGATAAGGTGATTATTTTGGTCTGTCTGGTATTTGGTTTGATGCGCTTTCAGAAAGGTCGTGCTTAAAACGCAAAAAGCCCCGAGCTATTAACTCAGGGCTTTATTTAACGAGTGCATTTATCCATCGTTGAGTCAAATTTACCCAACTTTATTCAAAAAGTCAATATTATGCCGTTAATATGTTGCCATCCGTGGCAATCATGCTGCTAACGTGTGACCGCGTTCAAAATGTTGTCTGCGATTGACTCTTCTTTGTGGCATTGCACCACCAGAGCGTCATACAGCGGCTTAACAGTGCGTGACCAGGTGGGTTGAGTAAGGTTTGGGATTAGCATCGTTACAGCGCGATATGCGGCGCTTGCTGGCATTCTTGAATAGCCGACACCTTTGCATCTTCCGCACTCTTTCTCAACAACTCTCCCCCACTGCTCCGTTTTGGCTATATCAACCGCCCGACCTGTACCGTGGCAATCTCTGCATCTTGCGCCCGGCGTCGCGGCACTACGGCAATAATCCGCATAAGCGAATGTTGCGAGCACTTGCAGTACCTTTGCCTTAGTATTTCCTTCAAGCTTTGCCACACCACGGTATTTCCCCGATACCTTGTGTGCAAATTGCATCAGATAGTTGATAGCCTTTTGTTTGTCGTTCTGGCTGAGTTCGTGCTTACCACAGAATGCAGCCATGCCGAATCCGGCTTGTGATTGCGCCATCCCCATAGCAGCCATCACATCAGTACCGGAAAGAGAGTCAGAAGCCGTGGCCCGTGGTGAGTCACTCATCATCGGGCTTTTTGGCGAATGAAATTTAGCTACGCTTTCGAGTCTCATCGTCTTCCCTTTTTGCCTGGCGTGACCATCAGGACGCCGTTAACTATTACGTGACGCTCGCCTTTGCTGTCTCGGTTGTACTTGAGCACTGTTCCTCTTGCGCAGGAAAGAATCCTCGCCACTTCGGTCTGATTGCCTCGTGTCTGGATAAGAAGCTCTGGTATCGTTTGAATTGTGGCGTTCATACGTTCTCCAGTTCGGTGATTTTTATTCCAAGCCTTCCGCCTGGTACTTTCACGCCACGAATTACGCGAATGTCATCGAATTGCTCGTCGTCTTCCGCAAATCCGGCGTGGATAAGGGAGTCGAGTAAACCTTTCAGGATGTTGTCGAGGTCGCGGCGGCGGGAGTCTGGAACGTCTGCGATGACTTTGATGCGGAGTCGTGATTTGGTGAAAATGTCTAACTTAAGTTGGCGGATGATTTGCTGAACGTCTTTTCGGTATTTCTGGCCTTTATCGCTTATGTAATATTGGCTTCCCCGTCTTCGCCAGTAGGTATTCACCGACGGCGGGTATGGAAGCACAAACTGATATTCGTTCATGACTTAATCTTCCCCTCCCTCAGCAGTATCGCCTGCGTTCTGATCACGCCTTCGAGGTGGTAAAGTCTTGCGTCTTTGTTGTCGAGGTTATGGGTGCGTCGGTCGATTTCATCGTGACACGCACTACAAGCCCATGCACCGATCAGGTCGTCAGGCTTCATTCCCGTTCCGCAAATTCCAGCCATCCGGTAATGTGCCAGAACTGTAGTTTCAGGGTTGCCATTGCATACGCCGTAAATACGTACCTGGCATTCTCTGCCGCGTGCTTCTTTGCGTAGGTTAGCCATTAAGCAGCCTCCCCTGTTACTTTCAGCATTCCGCTATAGAGCAGCCTTCTGGTCAGCCACTGTTGACCACGCCCGGTGATTTTTGTGGTGAACGATATCTGTATTCCGTGATTTGTGTTGAACGCTGTTTCTTTCACTGTGAAATAGCCGCGATCCATATATTCCTGCATTGGCACATTGCGCCGGGAACCTGAAGCAATAAGGATTTTGTGATCGCGCATCCACGCAAACGGTTTGTTTGGACCAATTCCAACAACCTTTGCAAAGTTTCCAATCAAAATTCCGCTGGCCTCGCCAACGCGATCGGCAAACTCAACTTTAGGTGCGGCAATTGCGAGCTGGTTTTCCAGTTGCATTTTCTGCTCAGCAAGGTCAGCAGCAAGGCGCAACGCTTCTGGTAGCGTTTTTGGGATATTAACCGCAGTTTCTTCAAGCTCTCGCCAACGGTCAACAAGACGAGCGGTGAATTCCGGCGACAACTGGGCTACAACGACAATACTGTCTCGCTTTCCTTGTTCGCCTTCGAATACATACACACAAAAACTTTGATTTAAGCCTAACCCATTGATTCTTCCACAATCCTCAATTTGAGGAAGCCGGATAACACCATTTTTAGCCAGCGTTTCGATGGTACGTTTCACATTGTCATGACGCTTACCAACCAACTCAGCGATTTCAATGCTTGTCATTTTGATGGCATTGCCATTTATTAACTCATTCATCGTCTTCTTCCTCGTACATTGAGCTATTCGGATCGCTCATCAGTTCTGCGCAGCAGTGCTCACACACGTGAACTTCCAGCACATGCAGCTTCTGACCGCAGTTAGCGCACGTTAAAGCCCGCTCGACGCTTTCTTTCTGGTATTGAAGGGATTGGGATGGACTAAGCATGGCTTTCACCATTAAAAAGTCGCTTGTAAGCATCAATGTCTCGTTTTGCTTCACCAAGCTTTCGTCTTAATTCCATGTTTTCTGATTCAAGCTTTTCCATGTCTTGTTGGTATCGATCGCGGTGTTCTTTCCATGCTTTTCGATACGCCTTCATGTATGTCGTATTGGCCTTTCTCTTTGCCTGACGAACTGCGTGGTGGTTTTTCACAAACCAGTCAGGGTCGTTAAATGCTGCTCTGGCGCATGTATACCAATAATTTGTTGCCTCCCTGTTTAGCCAATAAATACTGATAAATGGCAACTGTATCGACACCATTTTTCGTTGAGACTCTTTCTCGCCAAACATGTGCCCTTTTTTGATGCTAAGGCCAAATCCAGGTTGAATTAAAAGCATTGTTATTTCCTCGCACGATGTCTTAGCCACCGGATATCCCACAGGTGAGCCGTGTAGTTGAAGGTTTTTACGTCAGATTCTTTTGGGATTGGCTTGCGTTTATTTCTGGAGCGTTTCGTTGGAAGGTATTTGCAGTTTTCGCAGATTATGTCGGTGATACTTCGTCGCTGTCGTCTCATGCCGCCCTCCTGACGCCCTGCCCGATCGCCATCAATGCCGCTTTGGATACGGTAGTAAACATCCGTCGAGGACTGATGAACGGTCGCCAAATCAGCAGCATTGAGCCTTTGCTGTTTCCCTTCTTCTCCAGCCCCGTCGATGGTTCGATAAAATTAATCCGTCCATCAGTGATGATGCGAACTTCGTCAACGCTCTCCAGAGCCTTGCTGAACCATCCGACTGACATATCCTCTGGCACAAGCATCACTACCGTCTGTCGCTGTTGTATGCACTGCTCAGCGGCTTTTTCTACCCACGGCCTGATATTGCTGTACGGTGGGTTATTCCAGATTGCACCGTGGCTTACCCACTCAGAATTGAGCGCGTCGTCGGCCTCAGTTAACCAGTGAGCGCACAGAGCATTTTTGTCGCTCGCTGCCGAATCCAGCCAGAATCCAAACTCAATATCCAGTGCATCAAAAAGCCAAAGCGGCGTTTGCCAGCAGTCCTTGTCGTGTGCTGGCGTATTTGATTTGATAGTCATGCAGCCCGATCTCCCCATCGCGCTTTCCATTCGAGAGCCAGTCGCGCTTCGTCTGACCACTTAACGCCACGTTCTGTACCGAATGCCTGTATAAGCTCTAATAGCTCCGCAAATTCGCTTACACGCATCCTGCTGGTTGACTGGCCTATTACCACAAAGCCATTCCCGGCAAGGTTAGGAACAACATCCTGCTGCTTTAATGCTGCGGTAAACACACACTTCCAGCTTTCTGCATCCAGCCAGCGACCATGCCATTCAACCTGACGGGAGACGTCACCTAAGCAGGCCCATAGCTTCCTGTTTTGGTCTAAGCTGCGGTTGCGTTCCTGAATGGTTACTACGATTGGTTTGGTTGGGTCTGGAAGGATTTGCTGTACTGCGTGAATAGCGTTTTGCTGATGTGCTGGAGATCGAATTTCAAAGGTTAGTTTTTTCATGACTTCCCTCTCCCCCAAATAAAAAGGCCTGCGATTACCAGCAGGCCTGTTATTAGCTCAGTGATGTAGATGGTCATTGCCTTACCTCCATAAGCGCCCTATTAATAAACGCCGTCATTGGATTTGCACATCCCCACCCCGTACCATCTGGATTTCTTTTAATTGGCTCCTTCTTCACTTTGCGTTTTGCATAAATAACCGTCTTCCACTTACGCTCAACAACACTCAAATGTCCTTGTTTCACCATATGCCTTGCTGCTTGAGCGATTCTGTTATTTGGTATTCCGGTGATCAGTGCTAATTCATGTGGGGAGAATTGTTCATGAGTTTTCAGATATTCCAGGATGATTTCTTTTCCAGTCACGATCTGCTCCTGTAACTATCCCATGTAAACGCAAGAGTGCACCCGCCGCCATCATTCATCCTGTCAATAACACGCTCACCAATGAATGCAGACAGTTCATCTTTGCTCTGGTTGCTAATCAGGATTGTTGGCTTCATGCGCTCGTAGCGGGTGTTGATGATTTCGAACATGATCATCTTTTCCGCCTCGCTTCCAAACTGCACACCAACCTCATCGATAATTAGCAGGTCAGGTTTAGTGAACTGTCGGATCACTTCATCCTCTGTGCGGGTGGAGTTTTTCGACCATGTTGATTTATATTCTCTGGCAATTTTCAGCGCCGTTGTGAAAATAGCTGAGCTTTGATGTTCCGTAATTGCGTGCCGGGCGATAGCCAGTGCAAGATGATTCTTTCCAGTACCAGGCTTTCCACACATAACCAGCCCACCGCCTTTCTGTAACCTCTCAGGCCATTTGCTGGCGTATGCCTGACACACCCTGAGCACTCTCTTTGCATCGTCGTTGACTGGCTCGTAGTTCTGTAGTGTGCAACCCTTGAATCGTTCAGGAATATCAAGATTATTCAACAGAAACTCGACATTGCGCTTACGTGATTCCTCGTCGATTTTAATCTTCTCTGCCTGTAGCCGAATAAGCTCATCTCTCATGCATTCCGGGCATTCGCTAGGTCTTGAGGCAAACTTAATTGGCCCAGTCGAGTAACGGTTACGCTGCTCAAACTCACCATGTTTTTCACAGATGCCAGTGCCAATTTCTACAGATGTATGCTCGATAGCAATTGGCGGAGAACTCAATTCTGCAAGTTTTTTCTCCAGTTGGGAGATCTTTTCATCCAGCGTCATGTTCACTCCTGCGCCCATGAAGGCATTTCAGTTTGTCCGTAATCTTTAGTGGCAAAGTTTTCCTGCATAGCTCGATGCTGCGGCCTCGGTTGAGATTTCCCCTTTGGAGTCTTGGGCTCAAAAATCCCCTGCCAACCACTGGCGATGCTCTGGTTTATAATTTCTTCAGGTGTATATCCCTTCTCCAGACTTCTGCTTAGAACGTTGATAGCCTGAGTGACACTTTGCTTAGACTTGATCGACTTACCTATCTCCTTGCGATAGGTAACCCACGAGAACCATGTTTCTGCTGATAACCAATCAGGCAACTCTGTTTCTAGCGGGTCGAACTTCTGAGAAACTTTTTTGGGGGATATAGGGGGTTTATTAATATTTTCTTTTGTCTTTAAAGAATGTCTTTTGTGTGTCTCTAACTTCGAGACATTGAGTGTCTCTAACTTCGAGACATTGAGTGTCTCTAATTTGGAGACATTTTTTGTCTCTAACTTCGAGACAAAGTTGCTAACTTGGAGACACTTGCTGAATTGCCACGCAGATACCTCACTGTTTACACCGATTTGATTTCCATCCATAAACAGGCAATTCATTGAAATCAGTTCTTTTTTAGCCTTGTTAACATTCTGCCTTGACAGTCCTGTTAACTGAGCAATTTGCTCATCGGCTATTCGATCTGTTTTCTTATTGAATCCATATGTTTTCCGGACGTAGGCCAGCATAACTTTCAACTGGCGAGCGGTTAAATCGGCACTTGCGATAGCTTCCAGCAGCTCGTTAGCGAATCTGGTGTAACCATCATCGATATCAGCCACTCTTCGCTCCTGTTCAACAGGTTCACTCTTCGGCAGGTAAAATACTTCAGCCAGGCTCATTTCCAACCTCCGCATCAAAGCATTGGGCTTCAAGAGACTTAACCATCACCACACTGCCATCTGTATTAATAACTATCGATGAGTTATATTTGCTTATCAGTTGCTTCGCGTAAGCAATTCCGGCGCGAATAAGGAAATTTTTCACCGCAGGAAGATGACCAACTACACTACCCAGACCTTGCTCTATAAGCTCCTCATTAAGATCAAGCTCATTTTCATGGCGAAAAGAAATGAATGAGTCGTAAATTGCGTATTCTGCCGTCTCGCCATTTCTTTCAGGGCCAACCAGCGCCCTTATTTCATTTAGAGATTCAGAAAGATCATTATCTTCAAGCTTGAAAAACTCTCGATTATCACTAAGCCTCTCTTTTGCAAAGGCTTTATGAATGAGTTTTTCATCTGATGCGGGATTATTTGAATGAAAGGCTGCTATCACCTTAAATGGCTTAGGAACGCCAGTAGAGGCTGAAATTTCTTTAGCCCTAACTTCTGGTGAATGCTTAGTCATCCCAATCTTATAAATTCCTGGCATGCACTCATTCGAAAGCACATAAACAAAGCCATTTGATTTAAAATCATCTGGCACCTTCATGCTCTTCAGAACCTGGAATTTGTCATTTTCGTATGTCATAATTACTCCTGTGGATTGATCCAGTCTTTCTACATCAGGCCTCGAAGAATTCGCCGTTCTTCGGGGCTTTTTCTTTTGTCAGCATTCTGGCTACTTTCTTAGCCAGTTCCGCCAACTCCTCGTCTTCAACACCCCACTCCAGTACAGCCAGAAGCATGGCCATCTTTGGGATAAAGCTGTCTTTCCATCGCGAAATTTGCGATTCATTAATCCCTAACGCGTCGGCAACCTTTCGCTGACCACGTACAGCAATTCGATTTAGGATGTTGCTTGTAATTGCATTCGCTTTCTTGCGAGTACTTGTAAGTTGCATATGTAAGTATTTCCTTAACAAATAAGAAGTTATGCGCATCAACTTATGCGCGTTGTATTCCCGCATTTCGGCGGGAATGAGGACCATGACTGTTAAAGAGCGGTGTTACTATTTGTTTTTCTTGTTGCTTGGGAAAGGACGAACTTCCTCTCCAATCACACTGCCATCAGGCTTTACCGTAACCATGATGTTACGGCCTGCCAGAATGGCCTTGCTGATAGCGCACTGGATTACACCAAAGTCACTGGCTGCTTTAGCCTGTCCATGGATTTTGGCGTAATCGGCAAGTGTCATTCGAATCATATGCACTCTCCGTTATTAACCATGAACAAAGAATACTACAGGTATTCAAAGCAATCAATACTCAGGGTATTTTTAGTTTAAGTACCTTAGCTATTAGAATTAAGCTATGGAAAATAAAAAATCACTGACGACAGAACAGCTCGAAGACGCTAAGCGGCTTAAGGCTTTGTATGAGTCAAAAAAGAAAGAATTGGGAATAACCCAATACTCAATCGCTGATGAACTGGGTATCACCCAAGGAGCGGTAGGGCATTATCTTAATGGCAGAAACGCGCTAAACGTTGAGGTTGCATCTGGTTTTGCACGACTGTTGCAAGTCTCAATTGCTGATTTTAGCCAGTCAATTGCTGCCAAGGTTGCAGAACAGGCAGAAAGCCTTAAGAGCGATGCCAACGTAAGGTATGCAGGGGAATACAGAGCAGGAAAGAGGTATCCGGTGTTAAGCAGTATCCAGGCTGGCTCGTGGTGTGAAGCATGCGAACCATACACCATTAAAGACATAGATGTTTGGCTTGAGTCTGACGCGCATATTCAAGGTAATGCGTTCTGGCTTAAAGTGGAAGGTGATTCAATGACGGCACCGGTTGGGTTAAGCATTCCAGAGGGAACATTCGTTCTTTTCGATACCGGAAGGGAGGCGATCAACGGCAGCTTGGTCATAGCAAAACTTTCTGACTCTAACGAAGCAACATTCAAGAAGCTGATAATCGACGGCGGAAATAAATACCTCAAGGGACTTAACCCTGCATGGCCTCTCGTGCCAATCAATGGAAACTGCAAGATTATAGGCGTTGCAATTGAGACAAAACTAAGGCTGGTTTGATCACGCAAGGGGCGCTTATGGTTGGAACCGCTATAGCAAGCTTTTTTGGGATGTTGGCAATCTCGACAATTTACGGCTTAGCGCATGCTTTTATTGCGAAATCTCTATCAGAAAAAATAAGCCAGGCTTGGGCGCATAGATCAGCTCGTTTCATGATTCTTGTGATCATAGCAATACAAGGGATATCTGCATTTATCCTCTATGGATCAAGCTTATACCTATTGTATCAAGGCGCGACATTTACGCCTTACACCAGTGATTACGGAACTCTATACGATGGTAGTGAAGACATCACTGTGGCTTGGATCGTCTTTGGTTTATCTATGGCCGTGTCTGTTGTAGCAGACATCATTAAGGTAATTCTCGTCTTAACCTTCGCTGACTAACCCATAATCCCGGCAGCAATAGCTATCGGGATCCACTTCACATATCCCGCATAAAAATCACTGAACAAGCAGACAGCAAAAAAATAAATATCCTTTGTATTCATTTGTTTATCATTATTTCATCAAAAATAAATACCTTTGGTATTTACACAATAAAATACCTACAGTATTCTTTAGCCATCAGCAGGACGCTGGAAGCCAAACGGAACAGATTGGCAGGCTCTTTAACATTGATGGGATTGTCCCGCCGAAATGCGGGAACCAAAGAGTAGTTGGCTTTGGGGTGACGTGAAGTGCAGCTGCACGACGGCAACCGGAAGATAAGCACCCGGCGCGTCACCGCCAAAGTCAATCATCGGAGGTCAACATGGCAGTAGTCATTACATATCTGGCTGACGATAACGCCAGAAATCGCCGCAGAGCACGCAGACAGGCTCAACGTGAGCAGGCAATGCAAGAACAGCGACTGGCGCGAAAAATTGCGCTAAAGCTCTCTGGTTGCGTCAGAGCAGACAAAGCAGCATCACTAGGAAGCCTTCGCTGCAAGAAGGCAGAAGAAGTTGAGCGTAAACAGAACCGTATTTACTACCGCAAGCCACGCAGTGAAATGGGTGTGACCTGCTCAGGCCGCCAGAAGCGACGCGGAAAATCAATTCCAGCTTATTACGATTGAGGTGAGCCATGCTCAAGAAAGTCAAACGCCGACTTTACAAAGAAGGTAGATATTCATGCCAATTGCCAAAATGCGACACAACAAAATGGAGTGTCGATGATTGGTGTAACTGGATAGATAGATACGGAACTTGGTGGGAACGTATTTATTTTCGCGGCAAACCACTTATTTGAGGTGAGATATGGAATTTCATGAAAGTGCGATTTGTGATTTTCGCGCTAACGCAAATTCAGTAAAACCACAGCCAATTGCAGTTCTTTTTAAAACAATGGGTGCGTGGGCTGTTTTATGCTTCGCCGCTGATGACACTGACGCAAGAATGGCAATAGGCCAAGAGATGGAGATGGACCCGACAAACGATGAATTCATAATTTATGGCGCTCCATCTAATTACTTACTTGATACCTGCAACATTTACAACAAGGCTGCCTGATGGTGGCCTTTATTTTTGGCATAAACAACAGAGGCTAACATGGAATTTAAAGGTACCGAAGGTAAGTGGGAAATAATGATGGATGGCGATGAGATTAAAATCATCCAGGCAGACTCACTTGAAAATGGCGCAGGCTGGCGTTCGTATATTGCAATCTGTGAGGAAGTTCAATGCATTGAAGATGCCAATCTAATAGCGGCAGCACCTGACCTTTTAAATGCCCTGCAAGCGATGCTAAACAAGGCATACAAGCAAAACTGGAATGACCATTATCCTGATGAAGTATCGAAAGCACAGTCAGCAATCAGCAAAGCTCTTTGGGAAGAATGATGAATAAGAAATACATCGTTGAAGTTATAGAGCGAGAAACGAAAGAAGTAATTAAACATTTCGAATTTGATAATTATAGAAAAGCTGACCGCGTCGAAGAAGGATTGTTGCGACAAAGTAATCTCGAAAAATTTGATGTTGTCATGCGATGCGAATAAGCGCCTATAGCAGATTTGCGAGTCTGCTATGTGAGCAATGTCGCTCGTAACTAAACAGGAGCCGACTTGTTCTGATTATTGGAAATCTTCTTTGCCCTCCAATGTGAGGGCAATTTTTTGACGGAGGATATATGAGTGAAGTAACAGATTTAGTTGTTATTGAAAAAGCAAATGCAATGACTGTATTTCAGTCTGCCGACCAGATTGAAGAAATTCTCCAAAAGGTTGAACGTGAAGTTATGTCCTTTGTGCCTGATATCACAACGGCAAAGGGCAGAAAGGAGATCGCTTCTCTGGCGTATAAAGTTGCGCAGACGAAAACATATCTCGATGGTCTTGGCAAAGACCTTGTTGCTGAACTTAAGGAAATTCCAAAGCTAATTGATGCCAACCGCAAGACAGTGCGTGATCGCCTTGATGAACTGAAAGCCAAGGCGCGCCAGCCTCTTACTGATTATGAGGAAGAACAGGCGCGGATTAAAGCCGAAGAAGAAGCTAAGGCAGCAGCTGAAGCTCTCGCAAAGCAAATTGAGTCTGACCATGAAATAGCGATTTTGATGGATCGCGAATTTGACCGCCAAAGAGAAGAGGCAAGACTCAAAGCTGAGCAGGAAAAGCGAGAGCATGAAGAACGCTTAAAAAGAGAAGCTGAAGAGAAAGCCAGAGCTGAAGCCGAAGCAAAGGCAAAAGCCGAAATTGAAGCAGCAGCAAGGCGAGAAGCAGAAGCTAAGGCCGCAGCGGAACGTGCAGAGCGTGAACGCATTGAAGCCGAGCAACGAGCACAGCGCGAAGCAAAAGAGGCAGCAGAACGAGCTGAAAGAGAAAAGCATGCGGCAATTGAAGCAGAACGCCGTAAAGCACAGGAGGAGGCAGAACGAATCCTGCGCGAGGCTGAAGCAAAAGAGCAAGCCAGAATAGCAGAAGAAAAAAGAATCAAGGAAGAAGAAGAGCGTAGAGCAAAGGATAAAGCTCACCGGAAAGAAGTAAATAACAAAATACTTGCTGACCTTATCAAGGTTGGCGCATCAGAAGATGTTGCTAAAAATATCATAACAGCCATCGTAAAAGGCGAAGTATTCGCAACAAAAATAACCTACTAATAAAACCAACATAAGGAACCACCCATGATTTACGCAATCGCGGGAGGCGCTCGCATGGGTGCCTTCCAATTAAATGAATCTTTACTTGAACGAATCACCCGTAAATTACGTGACGGATGGAAAAGAGTTGAGGTCTTATTATGCGCAATGAAATAGCCATCAATCACCAGATGCTTCGTGCTGCACAGAACAAAGCAGTAATAGCCAGATTTATTGGTGATTCCAAAATGTGGCTTGAAGCAAATAAAGCGATGAAATCAGCTATCAACCTTCCGTGGTATCGCAGGAAATGAGTTTTACAGATAACTGGTCAGACGAAGAATTCATTCGTCAGATGAACAAAATGCTCAATCAGCACAAAGAACAGGAGAAAGATGATGATTCTGACTCTGAATGATAAGCGTGAAATATCGCAAATAATCGCAAGCTTTACTGATGAAGATTACGAACGAATCAACAGTGAAGTTGATCGCCTCTGCAAACGTTGCGACCCAATAAGCGAAATGCTTCGCTCATATAAACCAGATGAACACACTAAGGACGCTATCGACTGGCTGGAAGATGATGACTGTAACTATCAGGAAAAAGCCGCTGAATGGTTCTGGGATGCAATAACCGAAAGAGTTAAGGCTGAATATGCCTTCGCAATATTCAAACGCAGACATATTTATGGAGAAGCTGCATGAGCAATATCGTTGAATTCGTTAAACAGCAAGAGCAGTTATTCTGCGGAGCATTGACTGAACAGACGGTGACATGGGCTAAGGAAAGCCAGTTTGCAATTCAGTATTTCCAGAAAAATGATTACCTGGCTAAAACGGCACTGGCAAATCCAACCAGCGCACAGAACGCCATCATCAATGTTGCGGCGATCGGCATCACCTTAAACCCTGCCAGCAAACTGGCTTATCTGGTTCCTCGCGACGGCATGGTTTGCCTTGATATCAGCTATATGGGATTGCTCCATATTGCAATGGAGTCTGGTGTTATCTCATGGGGTCAGGCAAAACTTGTTCATGCTAACGATACCTATGAGTCAAACGGGCTTGATAAAGCACCAACCCATAAATACAACGCCTTCGGTGATCGTGGTGATATCGTTGGCGTTTACTGCACAGTTAAGACGCCAGCAGGTGATTATCTAACGGAAGAGATGAGTCTGGCTGAAATTGAGGCTGTAAGGAAAACAAGCAAGGCGGCATTCAGCGATAAAGGACCATGGGTAAATCACTGGAATGAGATGGCGCGAAAGACGGTCGTAAAGCGTGCAAGCAAGTATTGGCCTAAGGCATCACGTCTTGATAGTGCTATTCACGTACTAAACGAAGAAGAAGGTGTGTGGACTGAACCAGTTATGCCGCACAAATCAGAGGAAGATATCCGCGAAGATGAACGGAAACGCCAGCAGGAAATAACGGATAAAGCACAACTTCTTTGTGATGAAATGGCTCAGGCTGAAAACATGGATGATTTGAAGCGATATTTTGCAGAAGCATATCGCCTGACATCTGGGATGAAATTGCAGCAGAACGTACAAGCCATTTATGCAGAATGCAAAGCGAAACTGGAGGTTGCCAGTGAGCAAACTGTATGAAATTGCCAATGAATACGCAAAATTGATGGATTCAGATTTAGAACCAGAGATGATTGCTGACACAATAGAAGGCATGGAAGGAGAATTTACCGATAAAATAGAGCAACTTCTTTCCGTCATTAAAAATGAATCTGGTTATGCTGAACGCCTCAAGGAAGAGGCAAAGTCACTGAATGAACGAGCAGCAGTAATTCAAAATAAAATTGACAGCATCAAATCATATATAGCGTCATCGCTTGAAATGGTTGGCAAGAAAAAGATTCGAGCAGGTATTCACCAGGTAACAATCCGCAAACCGTTAGAAACTGTAGAAATCATCGACTCAAGCGCCATTCCTCCTGAATACGTTGAGTTTGAAACGACAATTAAAGCCGACAAGTTGGCAATCAAGCACCAACTAAAAGCAGGAATAAATATCCCCGGCGCTCAACTCAAGGTTGGGAAACCTTCACTTCTTATCAAATAACGGTATCGCCTATGAAAAAGACTCCATGGGAGAAATGGGAAGTCGATTTCTTGCGCGAAGTAGCGGCGACAATGCCAGTTGAAGTTATCGCTGAAAAACTGGAAAGGACTGAAAAAGCAGTAATGGCGAAAGCAACAAGGATTGGCGCTGACATTGTTAGCCGACTTCGCGGAAGACGCTGGACAAGAGCCGAAGTATCACTTTTCGGTAAGTTCTCCGCAGAAGAAATAGCAATTGCAACCTGCCGCTCAATTTATTCAGTAAGGGCTATGAGATACAAGCTAAAAAAACTCGATGAAGAAAGAGCAGGCATACGAATAAATTAACAAAGAGGAATTAATCATGAGAGGACTTGCATACAATCCCGGCATTCTTCCGGCAGAAATGATTATTCGCCAACGCGTAAAGCCAATGCCATCGAGAGAGGAATTGCTTAAGAGAAATTCTTTTCCATCAGTTAATCAAAACAAATATCTGAATGCGATGTTGCGGAGTGGGAAGAAATGAAACAAATCTCACTAATTGAGATGGATGGATTTCTGAAAGGTAAATGCATCCCACGAGATTTAAAGGTTAACGAAACAAACGCTGAATATCTTGTCCGTAAGTTCGGTGAACTTGAATCAAAACTGGAAACGGCGTTGCGGGAGTGCCGTTCTGCTGGAATCACGATTGATAACCTTGAAGCAAAGTGCGCGGCGCTGGCTGCTGAAAAAGAGAAATTCGCTGTCGAATGTGCAGCAACAAAGATCGCCATTGCGTATCTGAAATCAGGCCGACAGGACTTTTCACTTAACACCCCAGCCACCGATGCTTTCCTGGCTGAAGTACGTGCGCAGGGCGTGGAGATGTTTGCTGACCATCTGTTGTGCCCAGACCTTGATGACACTATCCGTGACTTTGCTGCCCAGCTTCGCAAAGGAGGCAACCAGTGAGCGAAATTAATTACCAGGCACTGCGTGAGGCGGCGGAACGTGCAATTCCAGCAATGGAACGCCTGTTAATGTTGTCAGCTGATGATGATTTGTTAACTGAACAGGAACTTAAAGATTACGGTGTGGATATTGATGCGCTCAACGCCTTCAAATTTCTGACCGGACCAGAAACCGTGCTGGCGCTGCTGGATGAACGGGAAAGAAACCAGCAATACATAAAACTCCGCGACCAGGAGAACGAGGATATTGCGCTTACGGTAGGGGAGCTGCTAATCGAAAACGGCCGGCTTGTTGCCGATACGCTACGCCACTTAGCTGATAACGAAATCGACTCTGATTATTTTGCTATCACCTCAACGAATGAGAACGGTACTGAAATTGATCATGAGATGGCTATTACCGATTACGCACTGCAAGCTGCCGGAACTGTAGACGAATTGGTTGCGGCGTTGGAATCCGCAGAGAAGCGCATTGCAGAACTGGAAAGCAACGAAGTCCGTGAAGTCGGAAATCAGTTTCTTGTTGTTCGCCATCCTGGGAAAACTCCTGTCATCAAGCACTGCACTGGTGACCTGGAAGAGTTTCTGCGGAAGTTAATCGAACAAGACCCGTTAGTAACTATCGACATCATTACGCATCGCTATTACGGGATTGGCGGTCAATGGGTTCAGGATGCAGTTGAGTATCTGCATATGATGTCTGACGCTGACATTCGCATCAAAGGAGAGTGATATGGCTAAGTACATCGTGACTATCGAAGGATTTAATGATTGCAAGGTTGTTGAGTTTGAAGCAGACACGCCAGAGGATGCCGAAGAAATAGGCAGAGACATATTCTATGAAGAATGCAACTACGGCGTATCACCTGCTACAGAGGACTAACACATGACCACTATTACCAAAGAGCGACTGCTGACAATCAAACAGTGGCGCGAAACATACGGACCTGGTAGCAACGTTGTACTGCCAGCAGAAGAAGCGGAAGAACTGGCACGAATTGCTCTGGCATCGCTGGAAGCAAAACCAATAGGTGCATTCCACATTGCAGAACAGCAAGTTGACGGCACAAGTGACTACCTCAAGGATGGAGAATGGCCTATTGATAATGGAATTATTGAGGTCTACGCCGCTCCACCCGTTCCAGTAGTACCGGAAGAAAAACCAATGCCTAATCCTCTTAGCATGTACGCGGTTGATGCTGTTGCCGCTATTGCAGAGGTGAGAGGCTGGAACGCCTGCCGCGCCGCCATGCTTCAGTCCGGAAACTTTCGGGAAAACAAGAATTCGTCAACCAATAATTTTCGGGAAATCGCGGAAACGTCAACCAACTATCCGGTAATTCCTAGTGAGGTGTTGTCCGCAATCCAGAAGGTTGCCAAGATTCGTGCCGATTTCGATGATTTTGACGGTGACAGGCGAGGTATCGGTGATTGTCTGGATGAGGCTGAGCAAGAGCTTATCGTTACCATTAACAAATATGCCAGTCAGTTGGCAGCAGAACCTATAGCGCCTAATGACGTTCGAGAGCAGACAGCCATTCCGCAAGTTCCGGTAACTCCGGATGGTTGGATAAGCTGTAGTGAGCGGACGCCGAACGACGCGCAGTGGTGCGTAGTGAACACAAAATACGGGTATTACGTGCAATGCTGGTCTGAAGGTCAAGGGTGGCTTGGTGATGATATCAGCATCCCTGAATGCGATGTAATCAATTGGATGCCGCTACCGGAACCTCCGCAGGAGGTTAACCGTGGCTAACCTGCAACTAGCCGTTAAAGGTGAATACTTCGATGCCATAATTCGTGGAGAGAAAACGGAAGAGTATCGCCTGTGCAATGACTACTGGAATAAACGCCTCGTTAATCGTAAGTATGACCGCCTGATTATCACAAAGGGATATCCGAAGCGCGACGATTCCAGCCGCAGAATTAACGTTCCGTATGGAGGATATGAAGTGAAAACAATCACACACCCCCACTTCGGTGATAAACCGGTAAAGGTATACGCGATAAAGGTGAATATCAATTGCTAAATTAGTAGCATAGCATAAAGATGCTTGCATTAATGAAGTGTGTATAATAACGACTCATCAATAGTAAACTACTGAAATAGCAAAAAATGCATATTAAAGAGGATTCGAAAATTGAAAATGTTCATGCAAATAGACAGACGCATAGATATTAATGGCAATTCATACTTAGTTAGATGCGAAGAGAGGCCTAACGGTGAGTGGCGTGTATATGATATTGACCGTAAGATCAATATCAGCACCATGAACAAAGACACTGCCTTTGATGAATGGAAAGCTGAAGCTAAAAAACAACATAATTCGTAGAATTACAAAAACCCTAACCAATTGATGGATTTCTTTTATCTGAACTCGCTACGGCGAGTTTTGTTTTATGGAGATGATAAATGCACTTCCGAGTCACAGGAGAATGGAATGGAGAGCCATTCAACAGGGTTATCGAAACAGAGAACATCAACGACTGCTATGACCACTGGATAATATGGGCGCAGATAGCACATGCAGACATAACCAATATTCGAATTGAAGAACTGAAAGAACACCAAGCCGCCTGATGGCGGTTTTTTATTGGAGACAAGAAATGTCAGATTTGGCTATGAAGGTTTTGAAATGGCAATCGACTAGCGATGTCGGTATCAGTAGCGCAACTCTTGCCTCAATCGCATGTGGACTGAAAAAGAATATCTATGGTCATAGCTTCGGTGCTCCACATGACGCAGCCGATTTCCGGCGATGCGTTGCACTTGTTGAGCAGATTCCAGAAATCAGAGATTCATTCGACAAGGTTGCAAAGCGCGTTCCGGCATTCAAAGGAATCCTCAACGAATGGGATTCACTCGTTGCTCTGTTGAAGTCTGAAATGAAGACGTACGGGAACAAAGCACCAGAGACTTACAGAAGAATCAGCGAGCTACGCAAGGACTAACCCGCCTCACACTCGATGAGGCATTTTCATTTATCAAGATATCCAGACCTACCGCAATAATACCAATCCAATAAATGGAGATTCCAGGTGGAAGAAGAAATCTTCACTCGTGAAGAGGCAGCGTCGTATCTGAAGGTAGACAAAGGCACTATCACGCAGTGGATACGAAGTGGACGACTTCAGGCAGCAAAGATAAATCCAGATAAACCTAAAAGCCCATATCGCATTTGCAAGTCAGACTGCATTGCGGCGCTTAAGTCTGTGAGACACAATAGCGCGGTGAATGCGGTTGATGTGCAGGAGGTTAAAGCATGTCAATCAAACTACGCGGTGGCACGTGGCACTGCGATTTCGTCGCGCCAGATGGATCAAGAGTTAGACGCTCTCTTGAAACATCGGACAAAAGGCAAGCGCAAGAACTTCACGATCGTCTGAAAGCAGAAGCGTGGAGAGTAAAAAATCTCGGGGAATCACCGAAAAAGCTATTCAAGGAAGCCTGCATACGGTGGCTGCGTGAGAAATCGGATAAGAAGTCCATTGATGATGACAAGAGCATTATATCGTTCTGGATGTTGCACTTCAGAGAAGCCATTCTCTCTGACATAACAACAGAAAAAATAATGGAGGCGGTAGACGGGATGGAAAACCGCCGCCATCGCCTGAACTGGGAGATGAGCCGGGACAGGTGTTTGCGGCTTGGCAAGCCAGTGCCGGAGTATAAACCAAAGCTGGCAAGCAAAGGAACGAAGACGCGGCATCTGGCAATACTTCGCGCTATTCTCAATATGGCTGTTGAATGGGGATGGCTTGACAGGGCGCCAAAAATATCAACACCACGCGTTAAGAATGGACGAATCAGATGGCTTACAGAGGAGGAATCGAAGCGCCTGTTTGCAGAAATTGCTCCTCATTTCTTCCCTGTGGTCATGTTTGCAATCACGACAGGCCTTCGCCGTTCCAACGTTACAGACCTTGAGTGGTCACAGGTCGATCTGGATAAGAAAATGGCATGGATGCACCCTGATGAAACAAAAGCTGGCAATGCGATCGGAGTTCCTCTTAACGAAACCGCATGCCAGATATTAAGAAAACAGCAGGGTCTCCATAAGAGATGGGTGTTTGTCCACACCAAACCTGCCTACCGAAGCGACGGAACAAAAACAGCAGCGGTAAGGAAGATGAGAACCGACAGCAACAAGGCATGGAAGGGAGCGTTAAAGCGGGCAGGCATTAGCAACTTCCGCTTCCATGACCTGAGGCATACTTGGGCAAGCTGGCTGGTTCAGTCCGGTGTCTCTCTTCTTGCACTTAAAGAGATGGGAGGATGGGAAACTCTCGAAATGGTTCAAAGATACGCCCACCTTTCAGCCGGGCATCTCACCGAGCACGCGAGCAAAATCGATGCGATTATAAGTCGCAATGGCACAAATACGGCACAAGAGGAGAACGTGATTTACTTAAATACTAGGTAACTCATTGATTTAAATGGTGCCGATAAGAGGAGTCGAACCTCCGACCTTCGCATTACGAATGCGCTGCTCTACCAACTGAGCTATATCGGCCCTGAAAGGACATGTTCACGAACGTGAATCACGGTGGACAAGGTTAAAACTAACCGGGCGATGCGTCAATGGCCTTGTGAATCAAATGGCTACTTTTGCATCACCCGGTTTTATTTACGCACGAATGGTGTAATCACCAATGCCGATCCACTTGTAAGTGGTCAGTGCTTCCAGCCCCATCGGGCCACGCGCGTGAAGTTTTTGTGTGCTTACCGCCACTTCCGCTCCCAGACCAAACTGGCCGCCATCGGTAAAACGCGTAGAGGCGTTAACGTAAACAGCGGACGAATCCACTTCGTTAACAAAACGCTGGGCGTTGCGCATATCGCGGGTCAGGATCGCATCGGAGTGTTGTGTGCCGTGTTCACGAATATGGGCGATGGCATCGTCAAGATCGCTGACGATTTTAACGTTCAAATCTAATGACAGAAACTCATCGTCATACTCTTCGGCTTTAACAGCCACCACCTTCGCGGGGCCTGCCTGCAACTGCGCCAGCGCAGCTACATCTGCGTGTAATGTCACGCTGCTTTCCGCCATTTGCTTGCTTAATGCGGGCAGGAAGCTATCGGCGATGTTTTTATTCACCAGCAACGTTTCTACCGTATTACACGTGCTCGGACGCTGAGTTTTCGCGTTGACAATTACTTTCAGGGCTTCAGCGATCTCTGCGCTTTCATCAACGTAAATATGGCATACGCCTATACCGCCTGTGATCACCGGAATTGTCGACTGCTCGCGGCACAGTTTATGCAAACCAGCCCCACCGCGCGGGATCAGCATGTCGATGTATTTATCCATACGCAGCATTTCACTGACCAGCGCACGGTCAGGATTATCAATTGCCTGCACGGCACCCGCCGGTAAGCCGCAGGATTTCAGGGCGTCCTGAATCACCGCTACCGTTGCAGCGTTAGTGCGACAGGTTTCTTTGCCGCCGCGCAGGATCACCGCGTTACCGGTTTTCAGGCACAGGGAAGCAACATCTACCGTCACGTTCGGGCGCGCTTCATAAATCACGCCAATCACCCCCAGCGGCACGCGACGGCGCTCCAGACGCAGGCCACTGTCCAGTACGCCGCCATCGATTACCTGCCCCACCGGATCGGCGAGATTGCACACCTGGCGCACATCGTCGGCAATGCCTTTCAGCCGTGCGGGCGTCAGTGCCAGACGGTCAAGCATCGCTTCGCTAAGGCCATTGGCACGCGCGTCTGCAACATCCTGTGCGTTAGCGTTGAGGATGCTTTCGCTTTGTGCTTCCAGTTCATCGGCGATTTTTTCCAGCACACGATTTTTTTCGCGGCTGGAGAGTTGCGCTAATTTATACGAGGCTTGCTTCGCGGCAATGCCCATTTGTTCCAGCAT